ATTCATATGACAGTTGGCTAGGACTTGATACAAAGAAGAAAGCCTACCTGAAAGATGATGAGTTCTTATGTGAAGATTGCAATAATATATCCAAAGTAGGAGAGGCTGAATACTTACATGACTTCGATGCGATAGTATGTAAGTCATGCTATGACATATACGAGAGCGACATGTACACGGCACAAAAACATATTACTAATAATCAAAAACAATTAAAGTATGATAAAGTATAAAGCTACAAGATGCCTAGATGCAGATTATATAATTGACAATCAAAAAAAGTACGCTGTAGAATATTGCTCAATAGATAAAGATGGTAATGTTATAGACCATGGAATTGACTATGATAGTTTCGAAAGCGAAGAAGAAGCTCAAGAACATATTAAAAAACACAATCAATTAAATTAAAATAAAATGACAAAAGAAACTAGAGTTTACCTTATCTTTTTAGAAAATGACTTATCTGGAGTTGAAGTTGGAGACTGGAATAACTTAACAGATGAACAATGGATAAATTTAAGCGAAGAACAAGGAACAGTATTATCATTAGAAGGTTTTCAAAGAGCATTTAATAAAGAAGAGATTCCTTATGATACTTATATTAGATTTATTACAATAGAATTAGATTAATTATGAACGTAACAATAAACATAATAGAATTAGCTAGTGAGTTAGCTAGTGAAAGGCTTCACGATGATTGGGAAAACTCTGTAAAGATATACAAAGATGATAATTCAGATATACTAGAATATACCGATGAGGCGCAAGATATATTCAATGACCTATACGATAAATATTATTCTATAATTGAAAACACTAAAACGGATTAATTATGAACAACTTAACACAAAACCAACAAGACATTATAACTCAAATAACTAATGAGTTCAACAAGATTAATGATGATTACAAGACATATGAAGGTGGTCTTATAGATTTAAGTCCACTAATTAAAGAACTGAATGCAGATAAAATAAGAAGGAGCGAGATTGAATTACAGAATAATATAAACACAAAAATATTTCTTGATAACGTAGACAATGATATTAAAAGGATAAATGATGATTTAGTTAAATATGATTTGGTAGCATATAAAAAATGGACTTCTACTATTCGTATAACAACATTAAAGCAATTCAAAAAATACTATATAGATTCTACTGAGAATGTTGATATATTGTGCTGGCAAAAATCTGATAAGGTTTATTTCGATAGTCGCATTAGTCATATAGCAAAACTTGATACGTCGTATGAATACAGGTATTATGGTGGCATATTTCAATCACTAGAAGATATAGTAAGTACAAATAATTTCAAGTCTGACATGAGACAGCTAATCTTAAAACAAAATTCATAGATATGAAAACAATGTATGCAATTATTTACAAAGAAGATAACAGTATAGAGGCTATTGTTGATTCTCCGAAAGACTTTAATGAATGGTTTCGTAGGCATAATAAAGAAAGAAAAGATTGCGGAGAGATTCCTGAAAGTAAACATGAATTTGATTTAGTAGAGGCTGAATTTTTTAAGAAATAAAACTATTACTACATGAGAGTACTTGTGGCTTGTGAAGAGAGCCAAACAATAACAAAAGAATTTAGAGCATTGGGTCATGAGGCATACTCATGCGACATACTTGATTGTAGTGGCGGACATCCTGAATGGCATTTGCAAGGAGACGTATTCCTATACGTGAACTATGGTTGGGATTTGATGATAGCACATCCTCCATGTACGTACCTTTCAGTAAGCGGTGCAAGGTGGTTATATAATAAAGACGGTACCGTTAACAGAGAGAGATATATGCATAGAGATTTAGCCATAGAATTTGTATCTGATTTGATGTCTGTTAATATACCTAGGATAGCCATAGAGAATCCGGTATCGGTAATCTCTACACTAATTAGAAAGCCTGACCAAATTATACAGCCATGGATGTTCGGAGATGAGGCAACCAAGACTACTTGTCTTTGGCTCAAAAACCTACCAAAATTAGAGCCTACAAATGTTGTAGGAAAAGGTGAGCGAACTATATTTAAGTCCGGCAAATCTCATCCTAAATGGTATGCAGATGCACTAGCTAATGCCAAGACAGCAGCAGAAAGAAGAACATTAAGAAGTAAGACATTTCCAGGCATAGCAAAAGCTATTGCTCAACAGTGGGGAAAATTTTAACATTTAAAATATTGCTATTTAGCAATTAATATTTACCTTTATGAGTAAGTTATATAGAAATATAAACCTGAGTGACCAAGATGATATGATAGATGCAGATTATGTCTATCAGGAATGGATGAAGGACAACTTCTTTAATCCTGTATTCGAGTTCGCAAGAGAACACTACTTTGATAAGTACGAGATTGATTATTGTATTGAGTTGAGAGATATATTATCAGGTAAGGATTCTGAATTATTGAAACATATAACTGTAGAAGAAGCTGAACTTCAATTCAATGAGAAGATGACACATATATTATCAGTGTCTATCATATCAAGTAACCTTAAAAATAAAAAGAATGGAAGATAAATTTCAAGACTTAACGCCACTAGAAAGACAAATGGAAATGGCTAGATTATATCATTACTTGTGGTATAACGACGACATATACAAGAAGTTTAAACTGTTTATGAATGACGCATTAATGTTAAACAAAAGGTCTTTTAAGATTATGTCATACGAAGAAAATATAGAAAATGAAATTACCCAAGACAATAGTATTTGATGTCATAGTAATATACGTACTATGCATGTTAGCATATTACCATATTAAGTATAGAAAAAATAGATAAAATGGAATACATGCAAGACTTTAATGAGTATAAAATATATAAAGGAAATGGATTGTTTTATTCCATGAAATCACAAGGTAAAAAGGAAATAGGTAATCAGGTATACTATACTATAATGAAATAGATAGTATCAGAGAATTTAGATTCTCTTTTAGAGAACCTTAAGTATAAAGATAAAGAAGATATTAGTGACAATCAGTTGTCATTGTTTTAAATAATGAGGATAGTAGGAGGACATAACGCTTGAGCTATATCCTCGTGGCTGCGGTAGACACAGCATTCTTGATATTAGGTTCTTACTATCTCTAAGTTATAATACCTATAAAGAATGCAGAGGGGCTTATGGTTGTGCCAGAACAACCAACTTTTTTTAAACTAATAACTATATATATATATGATTAACATTTTAATTGCATTCTATTTTATTGCAAGTAGCTTTCTAACAGGAGCTTTCTATGAAAGTAATAATAGCAAGTCAGGTGTAGCCGATGTTATAACTTATATAGTATGCTTTTTATTCGGTCCATTCGTTGTAGCATTAACGATATTAAAACAGTTATATAAATTCATTAATAAGTAGCAAATGAGTGTAAAAAGAGTAACAAATATATTATTATGGATAACACTGCTAGTATTTCTTATATTAGCTAGGATTCAAGTAGATATTCTTAGAGAGCAAGTAGCAGACTTATCTAGTGAGTTATTCCAAACTAAGATGCAAATGTCTAGATATGCACATGGAATAGAATACCTTCAACTAAATAATCCAAAAGCTGCAGACAGCTTAATTAATTACATACAAACAGAGACAGAGTAATTATGAAAAGAATCATAAATTTTAGTGGTGGTAGAACATCTGCACTAATGACCATACAGAATTATAGAGAAGGTGATATTGTTCTGTTTACCGATACCTTACGAGAACACGAAGGAACTTATAAGTTTATAGACGACTTCGAGAAGAACGAAGGTATACCCGTTACTAGAATAAGTTATGGTAACGGGGGGGGGGTTCACCGAGATGCTAGAAAAGAAAGGCTTCCGGCAGATACCTAATAGAGTAAAAAGGATATGTACTGTTGAATTAAAGATACGTACAGCAAAGAGGTATATACGTAAGATGTATGGTAAGCAAGACTATGAGTGGCTCGTAGGATTTAGGGCTGATGAGGAAAGAAGAGTAAGGTCCTATAATCCAGGAGTCAAATACATTAAGCCTATGTTCCCTCTTTATGATAACGGAACAACAAAGGAAATGGTAATAGACTATTGGAAGAATAAGCCATATGATTTATCTATACCACCTATTCTAGGTAACTGTACTCTATGCTTTCTTAAAGGTAAAAATGTTTTAATAAGCATAATGAGAGACTATCCTGAGTTAGCTAAGGAGTGGATAAGAGATGAAGAGATGTCAGCTAAATCAGGAAGGAATAGAACATACTTTCAAGACATTACTTATAGAGAGTTATTTAATATATCGCAATCAGATTTATTCAAACAGCAAGACCTATCAGACTTGTCACCTGCATATGATTGTTCTTGCACAAACTAAAAACATATGATAGAAGGAATCTTTATCGGGGTATTATCGACTGTATTAGTATCCATTGTAATCAGCTTATTCATGACTTATTATGTAGATAAGAGTATAGAGAAGATAAAGAATGATGACTTTGATATTCATTTTGATGAACGAGATATTTATTAATCATGAAAAGAGATGAACAAGAACCATACCCAAGATTAGTTGTCTTTGGGTGGTTTATGATAATATTTTACGTTATATTTTTAATTAATATATGCAGAAAGTAATAGACTATTTATTAAGGCTCATAGCCTATCCTGCTGTTCTATTTATTATACTACTGAACGTGCTTAGATTTATAGTAGTGTTTAGTGCTAGGTATTTTAAATACGGAATGGAAGTATTAATTCATAAGCAGTTCGATAAGGAAACTGTTAGAGAGTTATTAGATTTATTAAAAAGTTTCAATGATAAGTTAAATGAAGACAGTAAGACAGCACTTGAGAGAGAAATTAACTCCGGAGCTATATGATAAAGCCATGGCTAATATTGTATATGAACCTGGATTAGATACAGAGGTTAGTAGTCCATCAGGAGCCGTTGCATCTGCATTTGTTTGGGGCATGAGTCCTGAAGGATATGACTTTTGGGAGGATGTATTTGACAACTTATTAAGAGATGTGGATATTTATGTTAGTAAATAATTGTAATTATTAAAAAATTATATACCTTTGTATCCTCATCAAAGAGATTGGACACTCGTAGATGATTCTTACTCAGTGACTTGTTAATAGACATAGCTTAAAAGAATCCCCACCCGTTGTCCAACTAGAGGTGGGGTTTTTCTTTTAGGTCTTAACAGAGTTTCAATCCTAATCTGCAAGTAACAAAACAGATAAATGAAAGTTTACAGTTCTTATCATTTAACGAATTAGATTTTGCGCAATACGTTTGGCTAATTCGGAGATATAAGTAGTAGTAAAAGTGGTAGCAATGTCTTCCTGGTTGACAACTGCCGACAAGCAAAGTTTTTTAAAAACTACTACTCCCTTTGATATAGGGATATGATGTTGAGCTATGAAGCCACTAGTTACATATATAGAGTGGTAGAAGATTCAAGTTTAGGTTAGTAACCTTTTGCTTGGATATAGAACCAGATATGCACATATATTATGAAAACAATAATAATAACAATAATAGTATGGGAGATAGTAAGAGGAACACTAAGAAAACTAATCCTAAAGTACATGAACGAAAGATAGTAATAGCTTTCTTTACAATAGGAATAGTTGCTTATATAGGTCTTTTTATTATGAGCATCATACAAAAACTAAAACAAATACTCCATGAAAGTATCGGTATTCAAGAATAGATTCTACTTTGCACTAATCCCATCTATAAACATATATACATGGTGGTTACTAGAAATAAGTTGGTTAAACATTACTATAAACATTAGAAGATAACCTATGAAAACAGCATTACAAGATTTCATTGAACGTCTAAATTATGCTAGAGACTTCAACACAATGATACCTGGAATAATAAAAGTAGCAGAGAGTCTATTGGAAAAAGAAAAAGAGCAGATAGTAGAATCCTATGATAAAGGTTACAAAGCATGTGATTTAGATGAGGCATTGGAAATAAATAAAACAATGTTTAGCGGAGAAAAGTATTACGAACAAACCTATAACCAATAACCTATGGATAAGAAGCCTATACATAAGTATAACGGAGGTGCAGGTGCAACCCTTTGCCATCATTGTAAAGTCATAATAAATAACGGAATAACCGAAGATATTTATTGTAAGGACTGTGCAGATAACAAGGTTGTATACCACAATAGGTATAGGGACAAGATAATCTTTGAGCATATCGGAAATGAGGTTATTATGAAAGGAGGAACATGGATGCGGTATGGCATAGCAGACGATACTAGTATTGACATGGTAGACCCATCGGGAGGACCTTATATAGTCATAGGGGATAACCTAGCAAAGTTCTGGCCGAAAGTAGAATACCAAGACCTTATAGTAGAATCCATTACACTAGTAAAGGGAGAAAACGAGACTACTGACGTTATATTTAAAATAAAATAAAGTTTCATATAAGACATAAAAGTGTCGCAAAAAGTGTCGTGTAATGCACATTATGGTAGCATCACTACCTAAATCAAACCCAAAAAAAACAAATGATAACACCAATACAAGCTGTATTAACAGCCAAATCTTCCATGAATCAGAATGACTTTGACTCGTGGCTAGTGGATAACTACGCTCAATTACTAGCTGATGAGAAAACTTTTATTCACGATGCCATGATGTACGCATTCGATGAAGACGGGCACACCGGCCCCTGGAAGAGATTAGTCATAGACAAGTATTACAATGATAGGTATATGAATGTTTCAGTATCATCAAAATAAATTTGCTAATTAGCAATACTAGAATTACCTTTGTTAAAACAAACGATTAGATGAAGAATGATTATTTACAACACACGGAATTAAGTACAGATACTATTATTTACAAAAGAAAATTAGAAGCTAGACTTATCGAATCCTTCAAGCTAGAATTCAAAGAGAAGATTGGTTATGAGCCACATGTTTTAACAATGATGGATGATAACTCTGACGTACCAAATATCCCACTACTAACGCTTAGGGATACCATGGATGATATTCTATTAGAAATGTATGGTGATAGGCTGTTTATACATGATGTAGCTAGGCTTAGAAACCGTTCAAGGAAAATAGAATTAGTCAATATGAGGTTTATATATTTCAAGCTGGCTAGATTATTAGGGCACACATTAGATAGTATCGGAGATACAATGGCTACACTAAAATGTCCTAGATACGACCATACAACTATTAGATACGGCATTGAGCAATTTGATAATCTAGTAGTTAGAGATGAGTCTTTTAAGGAACTGTATTTAGATGTAATAAAAAGAATCAAACTAAAATATTCAAAAAATGATATCGACACCTGAACAAACAGCTAATAACATTATGATGGAAGTTAGCAAGATAGTAAGAATAGGTATATGGGCGTGCGTTCCAACACACTTACATCTTGTTCCTGAAATACATTCAGATAGAGCTGTTAAAGATACAAGTATCCTAATGGTTGATAACATTATAGATGAGTTAACCGAAGAAGGAATGACATTTAGAGTTCAACACTTTATTGATGTTAAAAAAATATTGGAAAATAAATAAACATAAGCTATGAAAGAAATTATGATTAAAGAATTGTCGACAGGTTCTTATGAGCACGAGTTTAATGTTTCAGATGAAGGAGAATTATGGACTTCAGATGACAAACTATGGACAACGACCGCTAGAAACAAAAGAGTAATGTCGGTAGACGACAATGGAAATGGTTATGCTATAAAGATGCACGAAAATGGCAAACTTCTTTTATTAGGTTATGCAGAGGCTGTTCAATTGTATATCATGTTATCGGAGCTTATGGATGTTAGGATAGATTTCGTAGAGAAGACTGTTGTGAAAAGTATTTAAAAATTAAAATAAATTAATATGATATATGGAATATCAGGATATGCTGGCTCAGGGAAAGATGAGGTTGCTAGCATGATACAAAAGATTCAGCCTGACAAAGATTGGCAAGTAAAAAAGTTTGCAGGTAAACTAAAAACTGTTGCTTCTATTCTAACAGGTATACCTGAAGATAATTTTGAAGACCAAGAGTTCAAGAGTACCATGCTCGGTAACGAGTGGGCAAATAGAAGAGGTAGCCATACGCAAATGAGTGTAAGAGAGTTTATGCAAATATTGGGAACTGAATCTATTAGAATAGGTTTACATAGAAACGCTTGGGTAAATGCTCTAATGTATGACTATAAGACAGAACAAGGAATAGATATACTAGACGATGGAAATATGAAGCTGTGGTTCAAAGATGTTCCTAATTGGATTATAACCGATTGCAGATTCAATAATGAAGCCATATCGATAAAGGAAAGAGGTGGAATTATAATCAGAGTTAATAGGCCAGGAGTATTCCCTGTGAATAATCACCCGTCTGAGGTTGATTTAGATAGATGGAACTTCGATGCAGTGATTAATAATGACGGAAACCTAAACGATTTATATACAAAAGTTAAAAACATATTAGAAAATGAAAACATTATCCCAAGAGCAGATAGCTCTAATTAAAAAACCGCTTCCTAAAGAAGCTGTTATGCCACACCCATCAAAGCAAAACCTTTCTACTATTAAAGCAATCTATGTAACAGAAAGATTTAATGATGTTTTCGGAATTGGTGGATGGACAATTAAGACAGACTTAATAGACAATCCACTTGCGCTAGTAAAGAATATTAAGATTACTAAAGCAGGTGCTGAGCGTACTGAGTATACAGCACTAATGAAAACAAAGTTTGAGGTAATAGAGTATGGTATATACTACGAGTGCGTAGCCTCATCTACTAACGATGATATTGGAGATGCTAGTAAAGGTGCGGCAACTGATGCTATTACCAAGATAGCTTCGTACATAGGTATCGGTATTGACGTATTTAAGGGGCAGCACGATAAGGCTCTTGTAGAATACTCTAATAACCTTTTCACTAATGACATCAAGTCTTCAATAGACAAATGTAAAACGAAAGAGGAGGTTATAGCGTTGTCAAAAACAATGAGCGATGACGTAAAGAGTAACAAAGAGTTCAGATTATACGTAACTAAAAAATTAGAATCATGCAAGTAGATTTAGAATTTTTGAAGAGTAGACCACTTAGCTTCTCTTCTATTAAAGAGTTCGACAAAAGTCCGGCTCACTATGTACATTACATCAACTCTAAAAGAGAACCATCAGATGCAATGAGATTCGGCAGCCTAGTGCATGCTCATATACTAGAACCCGATACAGTTGAATCTAGATTCTACGCCATGCCGGATGTAGATAGAAGAACATCGGAAGGCAAGACCAAATGGAAAGAAGCCGAAGAGATGTCTCAGGGTAAAGAGATTGTAACATCTGCTCAATGGAGCAATGCAAAGTCAATGATTGATGTAATGAATCAGTCAAGTGAATTTACTGATATTATTTATAAGCTAACCCATAAGGAAAGAAAATTTGAGTACGAAGTATCAGGACTACCTTTTACTGGATACATTGATGGTGAGGCCGATGATTTCTTTCTAGAAGTAAAGACTATTGACGATGCTTCTTACAGCAACCTACAGAAAAGATTTTCAGACCTTAAGTATCATTGGCAGGCAGGTCTATATAGCGAGGTAACAGGTAAGAAATGTTTGTATCTAATCATTCAGACAGGTTCTGTATTTGATTTCGGATTTATGATTCCTGACCAAGAGTTTATCGAGTTAGGCAAATACGCTATCAAAAAGGCAGCCAATGATTTCTTAGGCTGTATGATAGCAGACGGGTTTAATGTTGGTATAGATTGGAAGGTAAACAATGAAAATACCTTATCTCTTCCAGGTTGGATGAAAAAAGTTAATAACTAGTATATAAATTGCTAAAAAACATTGTATATTTGCAATAAATATATTAAATGTCAAAAAGATTCGACATAATAAAATGGATGGATGAGCTTCCTGAGACAACTCAAAGGGGACTGATATTCCAAACTCACGACCTAGACAGAGAATGGCTAGAGTTTACCGTGAGAGATAGTAATGTAACATACGAAGATTACGAGTTTCAGTTAGTAGATAATACCGATGAGGATGGCCTCTTCTCCAAAAAGATGGAGGCCGTTCCTTTGGGTACTAAAAGATACAACGGGGATAAGGATATCAGAATGTACACATTCCACAACAATGAACCATTTGTATATGATGTAAAAATAGTGTTTGGGAAAGTAAAGCACGTAAGGAGGGTTAAATGAGTCGCCTCAAGTATATAAACAAAAGCAAATTACAAAAATCATTCCCGAGTTTAGCAGAGCAGTTAGAAGAAATACCTAAAAACCATAAGTCACACTTCTACTGGTTCTTTGCCAACTATTCAGGGAAATATAAAGATGTGAAGGGTAAACCAAGAACAGTATCTATAGGGGCTGTACTAGATGTATTCGACCAACTAGGATACGATATCCAAATCAATGTAACAAAAAAGTAAACCAAAAGCAAATGTCACAAACCAATTACCTAAATGGCATCAAGTTTGCCAAGTCTAGTCAGTATGGCGTTAAGTTCCTTATTGATGTTAAGTTGTTAACCGAAGAGTTAGCTAAACTTCAGGATGAGAAGGGCTCTGTAAAAGTTGAATTAAAGAATAGAAAGAGTCCGGATAAGTTCGGCTCTAATATGTTTGCTGTTCAAGATACATGGGTTCCAACAAAGTCTGCAACTCAAGAAAGAGTTCCTGTTAAGGAAGCAGATGACGACCTACCATTCTAGAAAAAAGACCACACTAGTTGCAGTAAATAATCAATCTAAATTAATTAATTAATCAAGAGTTATTTAATGGGAACTGCATCTAGTTGGTAATCCGGTTAGTTTAACGGCAAAACTATTCGTACGGATAAGATATTGGTTCGATTCCAATACCGGATTCTCTCAACTTTAAGCTATGAACGTCACAGTATTTAAACATTACTCGGATGTAGGTAATCCAATTTACACATCCGTGGATAACGTATTGCATTCCATCAAGACAGGTGGCAAGAATCTAGAACTTATAAATAAAATTAGAAACTCAGAAGACAAATCTGAAAGAACGGAACTCAAGAAGGAGTTACCATGTGTATGCTTTTCAGGGGAATTTAGAAGACCTATAGCTGACTCTGGAAGAGAGTCTTATAGAAACGATAGGTCACTTACAAGACACAGCTTACTAGTTCCTATTGATGTTGATTCTATAGACAATGTAGAAGAGTTAAAGGAAGCATTAATGCATGAACCTTATGTATACGCATTGTGGACATCATCATCAGGCAGAGGACTTCATGGGCTAGTTAGAATATCCGATGGAAATAAACATAGAGAACACTATAGAGCACTATGTAAAAAGTTTCCATTTTTAGATACTACTGCACAAAATGAGAGTCGCATCTTATTTCTATCGTATGACCCTGACATTTACATCAATGAGATTGCTGTTCCTTTTTATGAACTAGAACAAGAAGAGGCTGTTTCTTTTGGAGATGCAATAAACTTGTCGCAAATATCTACTGACTATAGAAAACTAGATGTTGCTGCTCGTATGATTAGGAAAGCACCTGATGGGGAAAAGCATAAAGTTTTATTATCAGCTTCCAATCTTATGGGTGGATATGTTTCTGCAGGAATCATGGAATACGATATAGCTAGAGATACACTGATACATGAGATTTCAAAAAAGAATGTAGATGATATATTCCTAGCTAAGAAAACTATTGAAGATGGTTTAAGATTCGGTATGACTAGACCTTTAACAGAGGTTAATTCTGAACTGTTAAATGTAGAACATGACCTTGGTATCATAGACCAAGAGTTGTCATTTCTTTCGGATAACATAGCTGATGAAGATTACATCTACAAGTTTAAGCATGGCATGATTCCTATGGGTATGCCTTATGGATATAAAGACCTAGATGAACACTTGCTTTTAAAAGAAGGAGAGTTCTATGGAATACTTTCTCACGCTAATACGGGAAAGACAACTATCAACTTATGGTTAGCGTTTCTTGCTGCACATAAATACGATTGGGGTTGGTTTATATTCTCAGGAGAGAACAAGACCGCATCAATAAAGATGAGGCTCATAGAATATTATACAGGGTACAAGATTAAAGATGTGCCCCAAGATATTTTTGAAGTCGCTATGAAGTGGGTAAATGATAGATTTTTTATTATGAATAATCTAGATATGGTAACATATAAAGACATATTAAATAACGTCATTACCACAGCTAAATATCGTTCAATAAAAGGATTGCTTATAGACCCATACAACTCACTAAGTATGGAACTAGGCAGAGCAACACAATATGATTACAATGTTAGAGCATACTCGGAAATATTACTATTCACTAAAAAGCATAATATCAGCACATTCCTATCTGTTCATACTAATACTAATGCACAAAGGACTGTTGACAAAGATGGTAACCAACTTCCACCAAGGGCAGCAGATGCTGAGGGTGGCTCTGTCTTAATGAATAAGACGGACAACTTCATAACTATTCATAGAAATATATATGATGCAGCTACATGGATGAACACTGAAATCTACGTGCACAAGATTAGAAACAAAGACACTGGCGGAAACCCTACGCAGTCAAAGAACCCTATCATCTTAAAATTAAGAGGAGGAGTTGAGTTCGTTGACTTATACGGAGACACGCCTATTAAAAGAATTCCTAAACCAACATCAAAAAATATCCCGTTCTAAGTATGAAAGTAAATATTGAAAATGTTTTCGAGAGCACACCCATTGCTCTATATGATTTAACACTTCCAATAGAGGAGAGAGCAAAGAATAAAATAGTATTTAGGAGAGTTAGTGACTGCTTAAAGTTTTTAGGTGCAAGTCAAGGTAAATTCTCTTATTCAAAGCTAAGAGGTAATGGTAAGATAACAGATAAGAATGGTAAGCCTTACGTAATAAGACACATTGATTACGAGAAGTATTTAAAACAAAATAAAAAATGAAATACTCATCTAGCTTCACGCACGACTTAGACTTTGGAACTGTTGGAGAGGATTGGGTAAATGATATATTTACTAGTGGTAAGAAGGTAGAAGTAAAGACCGACAGGTTGGCTCACAAAACAGGTAATGTATTTATAGAATACGAGTCAAGAGGAAAACATTCGGGAGTATCTACATCAGACGCTCATTATTGGATATACATTATAGATGAATCTAAATCAGCCATCATACTAGATGTTGCTATCCTTAAAGACAAACTAAGGAGGTTTCATAAGGAAGGTAGATACCTGATGAATGGCGGAGACAACGATACATCTAAGGGCTTTTTAATACCAATACACGAACTATTTAAACAATAATATATGAGAGAGATTTTTAAAGACGATTTGCTCAATAGAAAATTTGAAGCAACTGTTAATAACTACGAAGCAGTTCGTAAGGTTATAGCCAACAAAATAGAGATGGATAATCCAGTAGCTGTATTAAAACAGATGGAGTGCATTCAGTCTGTTCAAGCCCTAGCTGCCCATACAAAAGCATCTTTTACATATTTATGCAACAAATATGCACTACAAAAGCTACCTTTGTTAGACCAAGAGAGTGGCAAGAACGCAAATGAGAAGAAATATATACTCAATGCAGAGATGGGAGATGTGCTTTTTTATGATGAAGTAATGGAACTGTTAATCAAAGAGATGCACTATCAAGTGGAGATACTTAGAAGTTCATTATCATATCTTAAATCTGAAATAGAAAAATTATAATATGAAAGGTAAAACACAAGAGTTCTACGACAAGAACCCTGAAGCTAAAAAGAAAAAAGCTGACTACGATAAGGCCTTCAATAAAAAGAAAGAGCAAGTAGAAAAGCGTACTGAACTTAATAAAGCCAATAGAAAAGCCGGAACATATGGCAACGGAGACAAGAAGGACATGGCTCATACCAAATCAGGCTTAAAGGTTAAGTCAGAATCAGCTAACCGTGGCTCAAAGTCAGACCAACCTGGAGACAAAAGAGCGAGAGGCAAGAAATGATAAAAAAGGTACATAAGCATGGACTTAAATTCGACTCTAAATTGGAGCTCTATATGTATGAGCTACTTGTTAAAAGTAAGTTAAGGTTCGAGTTTCAAGTAGAATATGTACTCTTTGATAAAATAAAATACAATAGTGAGACGTTAAGGAAAATGACTTTAACAGTCGACTTTGTAGTGTATCCAAAAGACTTTCCAGTCATCGTTGATACCAAGGGTTTTTTTAGACCCGAGAATAAATTAAGATGGAAGTTATTTAAATACTTCTTGTCTTCTAGGGAAGAGTTCACTCCGGAGATATTCTTCCCTTCATCTCAAACAGAATGCATAGAGCTAATAGCCAAGCTAAAAGCAAATGACCTATCTGCTGTAAAGAAAAGTGCGAAAAGGGGTAGGAGAAAAAACTAAACCCAATAAAGCAAATAAACAATGAACAACCAAATTAGACCTCGCATTACGCAAGAGGAATTCGACATTCTAAAAGACATTAGAAGTAGACATGAAGCTCTAGCTAACGAGTGCGAGTTAAATGGAATCCCCATACAAGATGTAAAACATTATTGGTTCAAGGGAGACCACTTCTCTATTAACGTAGCAAACAGAGGTAAGGGATATGTGGAAGTTAGAGACGAGATTATCGACTCTATGACCAAGTATGCTCCTCAGTATAAATACCCAACAAGAGACAGAGTTCTAAAACAAGATGACTATCATTTGTTAGTTGTTGACCCAGCAGATATTCACATAGGTAAGCTATCTAGTGCATTCGAGACAGGAGAAGATTACAACGTAGATATAGCTGTTAAAAGAGTTATGGAAGGCGTATATGGCATCATAGAGAAATCTAGTGGTTTCAAAAAAGATAAGATACTTTACGTTATAGGAAATGATATTTTACACGTAGATACTCCAAAGAGACAAACTACATCAGGTACTCCACAGGATACAGATGGTATGTGGTATGATAACTTCTTGATTGCAAAGCAAATGCACATAGAAATCATAGAAGTTCTTAGAGAGATTGCTGACGTATATGTTCAGTATGACCCATCAAATCACGACTATACTAATGGTTTCTTCCTAGCAGATACAATAAACAGTTGGTTCTCAAAAGATAAAGCTGTTGTGTTCAACTGCTCAATAGCTCACAGAAAGTATTTTAGATACCATAATAACCTAATAGGTACAACGCACGGAGATGGAGCAAAAGAATCTGATTTGCCTATGCTAATGGCTCATGAGGCCGGATTAGATTGGTCAGAGTGTAAGCACAAGTATTTTTACGTACATCACTTACATCATAAACGCTCTAGAGATTACATGGGTGTTAATGTTGAGACCCTAAGAAGTCCATCAGGAACAGATAGTTGGCATCATCGAAATGGTTATACCCACGCCCCTAAAGCTGTTGAAGGCTTCTTGCATCACAAACTGCATGGTCAGATAGCAAGATTCGTTCACATATTTTAATTCATCATAATTGTCTTGATAAGGAACGGGTCGCTTTCAGGGCTCGTTCCATATTTTGTTATAGACACTGAACCGGCTAGTTCAGCCATGTCTAAAACCTCATCTAAGTCATCTGATTTAGATATAACAAAAGACTTAACAACAATCTTTTCAGAGTCATCAATTTCTCCTTCCATAATTAGATTATATGTTTTATATTGCATCCCTAAATATTTAATAAAATGATACCACTTTACGAATCACTGCAAGATAATGAAAGAGTAGAACTTCTAACCTCAGAGATAAATAAACTAACAGAAATGATAGAAGTGAGAATCAAGGAAAGAAGAAAGTTGGTATACAAGTACGATAACACTAAGATAGACTTCTCTAAAAAAGAAAAGCCTAGCAAAAGCTAGGCTCTATACTTTAAGATATTAATCTTCTTCAGGTTCTTCAGGCTTAGGATTAACTCCTATAATCCATTCATTAAGGAAGTGCATATCTGCAATATCTTCCACTGTTGCAATTCTAACAGATTCAAACTCAAACTCTTCTTTTAATAAAGATTTGATAGCTTCTGTTCTTTTCTTTTGGTCCTCTTTCTTGTACTTATATCCACCTTTTTCATCTAGCAATAAAACGTCTTTATCGTCTGTTGCTGCATAGTCTAGGTTAATATCTCCTAGCTTTTCATTGTAGGTTTCAATGTGCTTATCTAGTCTTTTGTTGAATTTCTCTAAAGCTTTCTTAGCCTTAGTACCTTCAGATAAGTTTCTAACAGCTAAAGAAACTCCATAATTTACATTAAGTAAATCTTCGTAGGTTTTTTTTACGGTCATTTTGCTTTTATTTTAGATTACAAATATACTATTTTAATACAAATGATGTTGCTAAAATACCAAAAATTAAATAAACCCACTTCACTTTTTGTTGAATGGCTAATTTCTTATTGGTATTTTTTAACTCTATGTTCTTCCTAGATAGTTCACTATCATAAATTGCTTCCTTTATCTCTTGATTTAAGCTTATCTTTTTATAGTTTTCTATCTGTAAGTCCTTATTAGCTATAATGTCGTTTTTAAGCATCAAAATCGACGTTAAAGTATCATTATGTTGCTTTATTCCATCTAATAACAAAAGGTCCTTAATAACCTTCTTAGCTACGTTTATGTGTATTTTTACTGTATCGTTATTTGTAACGGTCTGTGAACCAGCTTTGGATAGAATCAACAGACATGCTATTGACATAAGTAGTATCTTTTTCATACTGAATATATATTTCTTTAATTGAATATTCTTTAGATGCTACTTGCTTCTCTTTCTCATTTGACTCTAATTCTAGGGATTTTATATCGATTTTAGCGTTATTTATGGCTGAATCGTACTTTATTAGGTCTAATTTTATTTCTTTTTGTGATTTTTTCACAAAAAAGACCATTAAGATAAATACAACTGCAATTAGACTACCTAATATTCCTCTTGGTGTCATAAATTTCTTCATGCTTTGCAGGGTATCTTTCATATAATGCTATTTTGCCTTTTAATTCTGTTATGTCTCTTTCTGCTGTTGAAATTCTAACAGAATATTCTCTACTCTGACCTAGTAGTATCTTAATGTCTGACTTCATCTCTCTTATATCACTATAAAATATATAGCAGAATCCGCTTAGTAAAAGTGGCATCAGCCACGCTTTAACTTTATCTACTACATTGTCTTTCATTAGTGCAAATATATGAAGGTATACGGATATATATTAACTGAGTAATGAGTTGAATAGGCTGAACTTAGCTAATCTGTCCTCAAGCCCATGTGTACCGCCATTTATACGCTTTGTAAGAGCTATTACATCATCTTTATCAGCCCCTCCGTCACAGATTTTCCATAGATTATTCTTCTCAAAGAAGAAAGCTGCAGACATTAATGGATACTTTGTAGCTACTAATTCAGGACTAGCCAGGATATCATCTTCTACAACCTTATCGAATTGGCTGTAATTATCCTTGCCTGTCGTTTGCAGATATCCTCTTCCTCTAAACTTCCAACCATCTCCACTAGCTTCATCTCCATTGCCCATTCTAGAAGCATATACTTTATTAGCTATTTTTTCAGGCTTTCTTTCGTAAGCCTTAGCTGATACATCATCTTTAAAGTATTTCCCAAACGTAGAACGCAGTCCTGCTGCACCATAATTAAGGTTTTCGGTAACAGCCTTGAAGTTACCGCTCTCATGAGCACACTGAGACAAGAAATGAGCCAACCTAAGTGGACTATCTATAGAGAACTTCTGTACTACTGATGGTATTTCTGATAATACCTGAGCTGGAATCTTTGTAGATAATGCATCTAGCTTCATTACTATTCTGTTTTATCTTGTTTAAAACCTTTTATAAGACCCGTAACTGATTCGACAGTTGTAAGTCCAAGAGAAACCATTACTAATGCAGTAGTTGCCCATACAAGCGATTCTGCAGGGGCTACATGAGTCTCTGACTTAGAATTGGTATAAAGGGTCCAATAAAGAAAACCGGCCCCTATTATGCCTACTAATCTCTTGCTAGAGTTATTGCTTTCTGAGGAAAAAAATCCCCCCATCCAATTAAACAGTTTCTTCATTTTCTAAAGTTATTGTAGGTTCTTCAAATACAGGTACTTCTGTTGGTGTAGATACCCATGGTAATGGAAGTGTTACCTCTTTTGGTGTAATTTGCAGAGCAATATTAGCCTCTAAACCTGCTTGCATCTCTGCTACAGGAAGGATTTCCTCTAACCACCCAATTACTTGTGCTTCGGTTACATCTGCATAAGGAACGAAGTTTTGAGGATTTGGTTGTGCTACGCTTGATGAACCATAAACATCAGCAAAGTAAGTCTTATCCCCATCTACTTGTGTTGCATTATATCTCCAATGTATTGTATTGATTACATCTGGTAGACCATCTGATTCTACAGCGCAATTTAATTGGCTGATTACCCATTCAAATACTGTTGTTGCCATTTTTATTTTATTTTAATTTTATGCTAATACGTTACTATAAAAACCTACTGAATAATTCACAGGTACACTACCAGAGTTTTTTTGAATATTAGTTACTCCTGAACCATACGACATTGAAAAAGTACCTGGCATATTATTTGAGATTTGAATATATCCCATATTTGGGTCAGCTAACCATACAGCACTTCCTCCATTTGTATTATCTCTAATAACTATTAAACCTGAATATGGTGTGCTATTAATAACAGTATTTGTATTTAATGCAGTAATAGAAAAACTTGCTCCTGTTGTTATTGTACCATTTTTTATATTAAAATTACCACTTGTTGTTATTCTTGCTTTTTCTAAATCATTAGTAAAAAAAGCTAAAGCATGATTTGTTTCAGCTTTCAATTTTATTAAGCTTGAACCACTATCAGCAGAAAAACTACCTAAAAGAGTTCCTGTACTATTTTTAGTTATAAATACACCACCTACACCACCTCTTGTTTCTATTACAGGACCATATCCATAAATAGTATAATCAGTAGGAGCAGTAGTTCCTACGCCAATATTTCCAACAGAAGTTATCCTTGCACGTTCTGTACCACCTGTTGTAAATACTAAAGGATTAGCTGAGTTATTACCAACTGTAACTATATTCGCATTTGATTTGAAAGCACCTGTATAAGTTCCATTATCTACTAAATCTATTCTTGGAGTAGAACTATTTGTATTCATTTCTAAAGCGTAACCTGTACCACTTGCCCCCGTTGCGCTTCTAATATCAGAACTACCAATAACAGATAATGTACTTGTAGGAGATGTAGTACCTATACCTACGTTACCTGCACTTGTTATTCTTACACGCTCACTTGCACCAGCAGTTCCGTTAGCTTGTGTATGAAATCTCATATTAGCTCCACTTGTAACTCCACCACCATCAAGCCAAGAGCCTATATATGCAGGTAATTTATATGTTGCTGATAAACCTGAACTTGCGAAACCATAAGCACCAAGTAAATTTCCAGCAGCAGTTGAACTTGTTGCAACCTCAATAACTCCATAATCACTACTTCCTTGAACTGTTAATACTCTTTGATTTGCACCTTGTCCACTAACATTTGGACTAGTAGTACCTATTCCAATATTACCTGAAGTAGCTACATATAAAGAGTTATTAGATGCATTAGTGATAAGAAGTATTTCTCTATATGCTGAAGCAACCCTATCATAAGAAAGAAGATAATTTACTCCACTTGAAAAATTATTAAATTCTAATTGAGCATTAGAACTTGCGCCTCTTATATTAAACTTGCTTGCCACATTTGTAGTACCGATTCCAACATATCCATTACTTGTTATTCGCATTGCTTCTGTAGCATTAGAATTAGTAGGACCTACCTTGAAAATCATTCTACCATTTGATAAAGCTCCATCACCTTCTACAACTATTTCTCCTCTTGTGTAACCATCCCATTGTACGTTGTACCATTTTATATTACCATAGCTGCCACCAGTAGTAGAGTTTGCACTAAAAAATAATGTTTTTGGTGTATTTAATTCATTATTATCAAGTCTTAAATCACCATTAAACATTCCGCTTCCTCTTACATCTAAAAGATAAGCTGGACTTGTTGTTCCAATACCTACATTACCACTTGAATTAATTAAGAATTTCAATGAGCCTTGTCTACTAATTTCAAATGCATCTTGAGACACAAATCTACCACCACCAATACTCCATAATTCTGTACCTGCTGAATTGTAAAAACCATATCCCGCTGAACCAGCATCTGCTGTATATTGTACAGAAATCATATTAACACCATTCCCCTTTACTTGTAATAAAGTTGCAGGGCTTGTTGTTCCTATTCCAACATTTCCACCACCACTATTCAAAGCTATTGTTCTATAAACTGATGCTACTCTATCATAAGCAAACATATTTACAACTGTTCCACTTGTATTTGTAGGGTCAATTTCTAATCCTAAATTACCGCTATTAGATACTACTAATTTAACTTGTGGGTTTGTAGTACCTATACCTAATCCTGTTGAGGTAAGTCGCATATATTCGGTACTATTATCACCAGCCATAAACTTATAAGCGTTTGACTGAAATCTTGCACCAAAAAAAGCTTCACTTGTAAATTCAAAACCACCGCCACCAGTTAATGTTCCATCTTTTATGTTGATAGCTCCCCCACTTGTTATCCTTAAACGCTCTGTAATATTTCCTCCATTTGGTCTTGTAGCAAATGAAAGTTTACCTGCAAAATCTCCTGAAGTTGCATTTTCTTTACCACCATAAATACCAACTAAAGGTAAGTTTGAAGAACCATTAAAGTATGTTGCAAATGCAATACCAGCTTGTGGAGTTGTTGAAAAAGCATCCGAAGACCTAACAACTAAATTATATTTTAAATCTGTATCTGTTGAAGATGCAGAGTTTACATCAAGTGCTTGAGCAGGTGATGTAGTACCTATACCTAATCTTCCATTTCCTAAAATTACTACTTGAGGATTATTTGAAAAATCTTTAAATCTTGCAATGTAACTACCTTGCCCAAGGTCTCCACCATTAACATCTAATCCTATACCACCGTCTGTTCTATAAGAACTAAGTCCTCCGTTTGCATATATATTACCTATCACTGATAACTTCTCACTTGGCGATGTAGTACCTATACCAAAATTTCCTGCTGCTGTTACTCTTGCTCTTTCAACATCATTAGTAGCAAATATTAAAGGTATAGCACCACCTGTATCAATAAAGCCTACACCTGCAAATAATGAAGCAGCACTTCCTCCCATACCAATAGACATATTTGCTCCTGTATCATTAAAAGAAGTATGAGTAGCATAACCTGTTGAAGATGTATTTTCTGCTCTTATAGGTCCATTAGTAGTTCCTTTAACGTGAAGTAAAGTTGAAGGAGATGTAGTTCCAATACCAACATTACCCGCTGAGCTTATGCGCATTCTTTCTAAAAATGCAGAACCGCTCCAATTTGAAAAAATAGCATCTGTAGCTCCATTGGTATTATTTAAATAAGCTTTAATTTGGAAATTACCATTATCAGAACCATAAGTAGATGCTTCAATACCAAAGTTTAAGGCAGCTTCATTACCAACAGTAGGTGCAGCGTAGTTAACAATAGATATTTCACCACCTCTACCGCCAGCAACATTTTTTTGAACTGATAAAACAGATTCAGGACTTGTAGTACCTATACCAATATTTGTTCCATTATCATAAACTAAGCTATTTCCTATTGTACTTGTACCTGTAAACTTAGGTAGGTAGTTAGTAGTACCTGTACCCGTTACTGGATTGGTTAAAGCATTTTGTTTATTGTTAAACGTTGTCCAATCTGTAGAAGATAGAGCGCCAGTTGTAGAACTAGATGATAAAGCTAAACTTAAAACTTGAGTAGATAAGCTTAATCCATTAGCAGTTCCGATTGTTACTGCGTTGTGTCTTGCTGCCGTATTAGCCGCAACATTAGCATTAGCGTTTACTCTAGCTTCTGTATAATATAAGTTAGTTCCTTCTGATATGTTTGAAGTTGTACCTGCAACTTTAGTCCAAAGACTTGTACTTGTAACGTATTGTAAAATATCCCCGTTGTTTGGGCTTTGAGCAGATACATTATGAAGTTCATCCATTTCATATCCATTCTGTATTTTTACCTCAATAACCCCCTGTGTTGGATGAGCCCTTACAACTACGCCTACATATACTAAATGCGTAGGTGCGTAAGACTTTGTACTTGTATAGGTTCCCGCAGTTGTACCACTTAAATAAAGCTGCGTTCCGTCTACATATCCGTTTGTATTTAAGTTTGTTAGTTTGCCTACCTGAACTACATAACCATTGCTCATGTTGCCAATGTCATCTTGTATAAACCCAAAAGTTTGCGCAGACGTTGCGTCACCGGTAGCTAAAGCTTTAGTAACTGTCGGTAAGTTTCCATGTGTTCCATTGATATAAACAATAGTTCCTTTAGTTAAAGTTGCTCCTGTTTCATTATATACTTCTGTAACTAAAGTAGAGGCATTTGTTATAACAGAAGGGAACGTTGCAAGTGTGCCATCTCCTCTTACATATTGTGTAGTGCTACCTGAAAATCCTATATTAATAGTCCCACTTGATGTTATAGGACTACCTGTAATAGATAAAGCATCTCCACTTCTTGTAACTCCTACGCTTGTAACATAAGTTCCAGAAGGCTGTCCACCGATGTCACTTAATAACTCAGCACCTGTTCTGTATTTAATAACACCTCCATCGCTTACTAAAAATCTGTCTGTATCAATAGTAGCTTTTGTGATAGTATTAAGTAATAAGTCGCCAGCTAAATCTAAGCGACCTGTATTTGTAAATTGAGAATACCAAATTCCGTTTGTAATAGTAAGAATATAAGCAGCAGGACTCTGAACAAACAAAGCGTTTGAGTTTGTAGATACTATTTCTAAAGCCCTTTGAGAAGTAGAATATATTCCAACCTTTACATTTGGTAAATAACCAGTAGCGCCTATAAGTACACTAGTCCCATCATCGTATATCTGACTAGAGGATATTGTAGTAGACCCAGTAAACTTAGATATAAAATTATTTGTACCAGTACCTGTTACTCCATTTATTATTGCTGATTGTTTATTATTAAAAGTATTCCAATCAGTAGAACTTAAGTAACCATTACTTGATACTCCTGCCTGAGTAATACTTATGTTACCAGTAGTATTATTGTATTGAATAGGGGCTGTTGAGTTAATGGAAGATAGAGTTATAAAACTAGCTCCATTTGTTAATTGACTTGTATTAGTAGGTATTGTAATAACACCACTAATACTATTATAATTACCACTTCCAGCCATAAAACTTAAAGCCAATCTAGACCTAGAATCAGAATAGTATAAATTGGTTCCTTCTGATATGCTAGATGTAGTTAAACTTACAGCACCCGTAAATCCATTTACCGAACTTACAGCATCTGTATTATCAACCTTATCCCATGAAGAGCCATTAAATACTACCCAATCACCTACCTTCCAATCTGTAATACCATTTAAGTTGGTAGAGCCATCCACACTAACTATATAATAATAACCCTTCGTACCTATAAAACTATTTAATGAAGGACTATTTATAGATGCATTCCATATTCCTTGATAAGTAACTCCTCCAAATAATCCTGATATTTGATTTTGAACCTTACCAAAAGCCTGTAATATAGAATCAGTATCTATAATAGTTCCTCCCGCAGTTAAATTTAATCCCGAAAGTATTTTACCAGTAACCGCAGATGTACTTAATGTGACACTTGCGTTCCCGGGACCTGAAGCCGTAGCTTCTCCTGTTAATGAAGTAATATAATTACCTGCAGATTGTTTATTATTAAATGTAATCCAGTCTGTAGAAGTTAAATAACCATTAACAGAACTTGTTGCAGCAGGAATAGATACAGTTCCCGATATGTTTACTAATGGAGAACTAAAAGTTAATGCAGACTGCTTGCTATTAAATGTTGTCCAATCAGTTGATGATAGGTAACCATTTTGAGAGCCATTTGCTACTTGTATAGAAAATACTCCTGTAGTATTATTATATAATAAAGGGCTTGATGCGCTTAACGAAGTCAAGCTAATACCACCAAGTCCAGCTAAAGTATATGCTGGGATATTTAATATATTACTAATAAGTGTAGCTGCTCCAGAAGTTCCTGTAGTCGTTAGGCTAGTGATTCTATTGGCATAAGCTGTATCCCAATTAGCCTGACTAGATGATGTTGGTATAGAATAGCCAGCAGTAGTACTAAATACTCCTGTGGTAGAATTATAGTCTATTCCTACTATTGATTCAGATATAGCATTTCTAACTCTTCCGTCTGTATAATATAAGTTTAATCCTTCTGTTACCTGAGTTGTAGTGTAGTCTCCTGACTGAGCTACTATAGCCCCTGTTCTTCCGAAAACAGAACTAACAGCATCTGTATTGATGTCTGTCCAAGAAGCCGTTACTGTTCCTCCGTCTTGCTGATTTAAAGTAAGGGTCTTTGTGTTGGTTCCTGTTACTGCTGCTGACGTAACTTTATTTCCATAAGAATCATCCCAGTTTGCTATATTTGATTGTGTTATTAGTTTTACCCATGCCGGAACTGTTGGGTCTGTTTCTTCTGTTAAGAAGTTAATAGTGCTTATTCCTGTAACCTGAGCTACTTGACTATAAATAGGAGCTAAACTTCCGTAGTCATATATCTCCATCATTGCCTCTAACCTCTCCACAATAGAATCCATACGAGCAGTTCCAACCCTGTCATTTACTTTTCCCCATTCTACTGCGTACTTATATAAAAATATGATGTCTCTATCATACCAATAGGTTTCATCTAGCTCAGCGAACTTCTTGTTATAAGCTACACTGCCTAATATGTGAATTGCCCTATCAGCTTTTGATAGAATTGTATTGATTTGAGTTAAAGTATACCCCATTAGTACCCTGTTTTAAGGTCATTTGTTATGTATTCTGCTCTATCTAAAGACGCTTGTGCACTAGACATATTACCCTCTGCAGCAGCTTTTACGGCAGCAGATTGTTCTATGAATAACCTAATCACATCTCTTACAAACTTAGGATTCTTTTCTAATGACTGATTTGTAGACATTAGGCTAGTATTGGTAAAGTATGCAGAGTTAGTGAAACATGTTAAACTGAAAATCTGTGTATCTGTATATGTGCTTCCTGTTTGAGGAGAAGATGATGTTAATTTAAGAACAGCAGTAATAGCTAAGTCCCATGTAAGACCCGTAATTTCTATAGAATCTCCTGCAGCATACGGCCATACATATTCATTGTAAACAGTAGCTCCTACAGTTACATAAGAACCATCTGACTTCTGTAAGGTTAGCTTTCTAGAGCTGAATGTACCCTTAGCTTCAACCGAATATGTAGATGTATCAGTTACCGTAAATCTAGCACAGTTTGAGCTCTGAGATGGTGTTATAATTGCTTCAAAAGGCATAAGTTATTATTTTATGCAAATTTAAGCTATTTTTACTTCCGAGGGTAGTCGAACCCAAATAACCTTTCAGTTATAGTATCTCCCTTTCTTGTCATTCTATCGTAGTTCTTACTATCTATATAGAACTTCATTACATCTATCATCCCAAGCTTATCATTTCTTACCTCTTCTGAGTCTGAACCAAACTGCTTTGATGATTTATACATCTTTTCTATAGCATCAGCCCTATTGCCCTTTAAAGTACCCTTAAACTTATCTCTATATTCTGCTCCAAATTTATCATCAAGCATACTTTCCATGTAAGAAGCAACTATTGCAGGGTCTCTAAAGAATTCGGTAGCTTGTAATGCTGTTGCTATAAGGGTCTTTTTATTTGGATTATCTGAAGAATTCTTTAATATCTCATAAGCGGCTCTCCCTTTAATAGTAGGATTAGTCTCTGTTGCTAATTTCTTTAAAGAATCATCTTCAATTATCTTTAGTTTAAGAACATCTTTTATTTCTCCAACTCTAGCATCTCTTAGTTTCTTCTCATATTTTAAAGCCTCTTGCTTTCCTAAGTCTCTCTCAACTTCTTTAAGGAATATTTCAGCATCCTTAACAAAAAATTTCATTTGCTCATTAGATGTCATTCCTGATATTCCAATCTTCTCCATTCTTTTGCCTGCTAAATCTACTAATGCTCCATTAAAGTCACTATTAAGCTTAGAATATAGATAATCAGTAAGGATTGTATTAAACTTATTTTTATAGTACTTAGTAGGTGTAGCAAAAAATCTACCTGATACGGAAGTCAATGGACTTTCTATGAGTTTGTTTGGGTCATCTTTTATAGACTTTAATACAGAGTTTTCTTTACCTGCAGCTAACTCGTACATAGAGTTTAATGAGTTAACTGTTATTTGAGTTAAAGGATTTCTTTCAAACTTTCCTGTAAATGACTCTATAGCAGCTTGTAATCTAGGAGCAGAGAATGCTTTAGTTTTCTGTGCTGCAGCCTGAATCATAGGTAGTGTTCCTTTCTTTTCTTCAAGGAAACTATATTTTCCTGTAGATTCATCATAAACTATCTTATTACCAGTATACGGGTCTATATTTAATTTATACTTAACTAATGCATTTGCAACAGGAGGTAATGATACGTCTTCTAATCCAACCATATCAAGAGTAGATAATATTGAAGATACGATAGCCTCTCTTGGAGTTGTTGCCTCATCCATATACTCTCCCATACTAGCGCTCATAACTCCGCTATACATTTCTTTTGCTCCAAATGGTAAAGGGATTCTAATGAATGCATTTGTAATATCATCTCCTATTTTATGAGAAGGATTTCTTATTACAACATAGTTATTCTTATAGTAATCAGGAAGAGCCTTGTACATTTCTCCCCAATACTCTTTTTCTTTTTCATCATCAGACATAGCACCAATAGACCATAGCGTAGCAGCCATACCGCCTAATGCCATTTGAGAAATTACGAAAGTAGCTTTTGCAGGGTCTCTCTTTATTGATTTAACAACTGCTCTTTTAGTAGCATATGCTGCTGACAGATATGGAATTACATGGTTAGCTTGTTTTATAATATCACCTGCTCTAGAAAAGTTTGCGGTATTTCTAGCTTCATATGCTGCTAGTTGCCCGGCTTCCTCTTCAGAAGACCCTTTATCCATGAAATACTTCTTAGCTTTTTTATAAACTATAAGTCTTGTCATTTTTTCTGATGCTCCTACTGTTGATTCTCCAAAATCTATAGCTTGCTTAATTCCTGGTATCCTAGATATATCAGCTCCAAATAAAACTTTTTCAAATAAATTTTTATCAGCAATTTTATCATCTATATCTTTTACACCTGTAAATATCGCATTATCATAAAACTTATCTATTCCTGACCTAGCAGCCATATCACCAAATACCCCATTCTTAATAGCCTCTTTGTAAATAGCATCTCTATTGAATATACTCTTTGCAACTGAAGGCCATTGGGCTACTATCTCTGCATATGCTATTGGTAAAACAGGATTGAATCCTTTAGCTGTTAAAATAGCTTGAATAGGGTCTAGTGTCACTAACTGAGCTATACCGAATGCTGGATTCGCAATAGTAACAGCTTTTCTTAGTAAGTTAACTCCGAGCGCAGATGATAGCATACTCAACCCTCTATTGTATTCAGAGTTGCCATGAAATTCATCTGTAAACCAGGTAGGTGCAGTTAGCATTGTTATGCCATCTTTATTATAAACCTTAATATTACTAAAACCATCTTTAGGTTTTACATATACTTTGTTTCCAAATTTATCTACCTTATCTGTTCCGTCTTTTTTCTTTTCAGTTTCTGCTAGTTTTACTACTATGTCTTGATTATACATATTAGTAGCACCCATTGTTGGTAGGTCTGATTTTATTGCCTTCTCTAATAATTGAAGTGTTTTATTAGTTGCTATATTCTTTAAAGCTGTTGTAGCATATATATTGAATAAAGTAGAGTAATCTGTTATTTGAGAACCATCAGAACCACCTGTTAGTGATTTAATACCAGCTCCTCCTCTACTTTTCATAAATGCGCTATTACCATCTGTCAATACGCTTGATATATACTTAATTGGAACATATTTATATTTAGATAAATCATCATATACATCTTGAGATATTAATCCTGCATCATATTGCTCATCTAATATTGATTTGAATGCAGAGAAAGCCTCTTCTGACCTAGCGTCAATATCGCTAAATTTATCAGATTTAGAAGCTACATTTAAAAATGCTTGAGCTTCATTTGCGGTATATGGAACGCCTTCTCTTATGGCTCCCATTTTGTAATTACCTAAAGAATATGTGCCGTCTTGATTACGTGTTAGCACACCTCTATTTGCTATGTACTCTAGTGCTGTTTGTCTTCTGTTTCTAGTCTCTCTTATCTTTGCAATAGCTATCTTGTTTTGCTCAGATATAGATTCCATCTCAGCCATTATAGCATCAGCTTTATCATGTTGGTCTCTAACAAGTTCAACTAATTTATCAAACTCTTCTTGATTAGCTTCATCTAAATTAGCTGATACAATCTTTTTATTTAATTCATTTATTTTTTCAGCTACCTTATCTAGTTTCTTTTTATTTTTTGCTGTGGCCTCATCTATTGCTTCATATTCAGCTAATGCTGTATTATATTCTGTATCATATTGTTGAAATCTATTGAACTTGTCACTTAGCATTCTTTGAATCTCTATCAATCTTTTAGCTTTTATAACAGCTTCAAGTAATCCTTTCTCGCTAAACTTAGAGTTTCCTAATTGAATTGTAGGCTTATCACTAAGTCCATCATATACATTTTTATTAAATGCATCTATCCTTTGATTTGAATCTGCTGAAGTGTGCCTAATAGCTTCTAATGCAGAAACAAGTAAGTCTGAAAACTTACCAGTCTTTCTAAGTTCTTTTATTACATTTACCTGATTATCATCAACAGCCTTTAATAACTTTCTCCATACTGTTTTATTAACAGTTCTAGATGCTTTCTTTTCTTGATTATTCCTTTGTTCAGAAGTAGCTTCATAGTTAACTACATCATCTTCTGTAATGATAGGCTTTTCTTTTTTAGGAAGCTTAGATGTTATGTCATCTATTAATGCGCTCTCATCTATATCTACTATATCATCAGGATTCTGTTCTGATAAATACTTTCTAACAGCAGTAACTACATCGGCACCTAAATCAGTAGCTGTTGCTGCGGTTTCTAGTACACCATTATATATTGCAATAGGTATACCGAATATATTAGTATCCAAAGTATCTGCAGCTTGTTCTATCTTAAATGCTCTAATAGAGTCTCCTGCTCTTTTTGTTTTTTCTTGAGTAGGTACCACTTCCGCTTGGCTTCCGATATTGCTATCGCTAATATTTGTGCTCTGCTCCGTGGCTTGCCGTTGGCTCCCTTCTCCTTTCCCGGCTTCTTGTTGTCCAGAAATAACTCCCGTAGGTTCTGCTGTACCGCCTTCTTGTACGGTAGAGACTTGCTCGCTTTCTTTAGTGGCATCTTGTTCTATTTTAGATTGTGTTTTATCATCTACTTCTTGAGGTACTTTTGTATCAAGTGTAGTATTAATTCTTGTATTTAATTCGTCTATTTGTGCTTGTATCTGAGGCTTAATTGTATCATCAGCCTGTTTAAGTTTTTCTTGAAGACCTTTCTTCTTCATTATTAAACCAACGATTGTTGGCTCTATATTAGCATCTACAACATCTCCTGATGCAGCCTTTGCATCATTATATTTCTTTACCTCTTCTCTAACAGTATCCGTAAAACCTGCAGGAGCTTCTCCTCTCAATTCCATTTCTGTTGCGTAATCCACTAAGTCATTAGGGTCTAATGTAGCTAATGCGCTAGTTGCATAAGACTGAAGATACTTAGGAACTTTACTAAGCTTTCCAACAATAGCAAATGCTAAACCAACAGCACCTTCCATTTTAACATTATCTAAAATCTCTTTATCTCTATTTAGATTTTCTAAGTTTTGGTCTGCAAGAGCTTCTTGTCTTACTATCTCCATAGCACCTGCAACACCCATATCAGCAGCTAAAGGAAGAGCTACTTTACCTGTAGTAGTAATAGCTCCTTTAAGAAACTGTTTAGCTTGATTAACGAATCCTGTTAATGCTGTTTTAGCTGCAGGTTCAGCAAATGCTTTAAGTATTTTAGTACCAAAGAATTGACTAGCAGCACCCTCTAATGCACCTGTTACAGCTCCTGTTTTCTCTGCATTCTTTGCAACCTGTAAAGCCTCATCATCATTTAATCCATTCGTCTTTGCTACCTGAAATGCTTGTTGAGCCGCATTTATTCTTCCTGTCCTACCTTGTATGGCAGCAACTGAAGATAAGCTAGCTCCAGGAACTACCAAATTTAACGGTGCTGTCACGATACCTGTAGCAATGTCCGGAAGGACACCGCCTACACCATAAGCTATTTCTCCTGCTGTTCCTCTTTCTGTTGGTACAGCGCCTTGGTATTCTTGAGTTGTTTGACCTGAATATAAATCTCTTGTTGGCGAACCAACTTGAGATATGGTGGGTACTCTTAATGTGCTTTTACCTGAAAGGAATTGTATTTTACCTTGCTTATCTAACCTATCATACTCATCTAGACCTATTAAAGTATTAGCCCTATCCTTTACGCCTAATACTATATTCTCAAATATACCATCTATCTGTCTTGTTACTACAGGGTATCTATCTTTATTTAATCCTGCATTAAGCTCTCCTGATTTAATATCTTCAGATAATGTTTTTCTTAAATTAGGGGCAACAAAGTTGTCAAAATATGTCTTATCTGACGCACTATTTCTAGCTGTGATTATTGTATTCTCTATAGCTTCAGGCACATACTTTGCTCTATTCTGCTCTATCTCAGTTTCGGTTAATTGTTTTTGAGGAGCAAGTGACTGTATATCACTAACTTGAGGAACAGCTATTGGTTGTACAGGTGTTCCATTTTCTACCTTACCGACTAATTGTGGCTTTGGTTGAACTATTGCCTTTCTTGGCTTCTCCATTCCAGCACCTTGTAGAGATATAGGTCTAGGTTGAGCTTCAGAACTAACTCCTGTTAATATAGGCTGAACCTTTCTAGCAGGACTAATAGGTCCTGATTGAATAGTTCCATCTTGTATTCCTTTATCAAAAATAGCTCTCAATAATCCCCCTCTAGGCGGCTGCTGTTGATTATCATTCTGGGTATCTGCCATAAAAAATTAGCTTTACAGTAATATGCAAAGCTAACCAATTTTATACTAAGGAGTTCTATTATCCACCTACTGCAGCGTATAGGCTCTGTGGATTTTTCATGTACCCCTGTAACACTTTGTTCATCTCTTTAATATCGGTTGCTGTTTTTGGAGCAGCCTTTTGAATGAATCCAATTATCTTAGGGTCAATACCTTCTAAGAACGACTTAAATACAACTTCCTTTCCAGGCTTTATATTGCCTGAATTATCTGTAAAATCTCCTTTAGAAGCGTCGTAGTAGTTTTTAAGCAATGTTATTTCCATGTTATTAACCTTACCTCCCGTTCCTGCAGATTTATTTGCAGCCTTAAGTTTAGCTAATTTCATCTTTGCTTCATCTAGATTTTTCTTATATTCAAACTTGAGCTCATCTTGCTTCATTTGCCATGTAGCCTTACCTTCTTTAAAGTCAGCTTGTTTGATTGAATCTCCGGCTATAGTGTACGCAAGGAACATATCTGCTGTAATATTCTCAGGAGCTACTCCGTATATTTTAGATATTTTATCCTGCGTTATTCTAGCTGAATCTGCATATGGTCCACCTTGAGCCATACTAGCATTGAAATTCTGCATCAATTTAGCCTTTGCAGGTTCTGGTTGAAGAATTGCTAACTCAAGCGCCTTTTTGTAGTTTGGAACGTATTCGTAAACGGGAACGCTAAGTTTCTCTCCATTAGCTTCAACTAGTGTAGTTTCTGTAGGCTTTAATGATTTTATATAATTAGTCTTCTCTCCATTTGTAGAAGCATTGAATGCGTTCTTAGCCTTTGTTATAGCCTCATTATATTTATTATTATTATATTCAACCCCTGTCATTACATTTCCCCATGTGTCAGGTTTTCCTACACTAGTTTCTATATCATTTAAGCTTCCTGCTGTAAATAAATTAAAATTGTCATTGTAGTTCTTATCATCTATTACAATAAGTCCTTTTCTTTGTTGGTCTTTCAATGAGGATAAGTCAGCAGCAACTTTCTTTGCAATAACAGACCTATTATATAGGTCACCCATATCTGCAATAGACTTCTGCATTATATCTCTATTCTTATTTACTTCTTCAACATTTCCGTATCTAGTTGCTTTATTTAAAGCATTAGCTGCTGTTTGATAGCTTTTAAAATAACCTTGAAGTAATGGCTTATCATTCTCTCTAAGAGAGCTTGGATTATAATATCTTGTAAAGTCATCAACCTGTTGGTCTACTAACTTATTTTGATATAGCTCTTCTTTTTTCTGTTCTTCTAATTCTTTAGTATACCTATCATAGGCTCCTAAAACATCGAGCTGTTGTAAATTAAATTTAAATGCTGCCATTGTTTCTGTTTGTTTTATGCCTACTTTTTAAATAATCCGGCAAATGGGTTTTTTTCAATTTTTGCTGCAGAACTAGCTGCTATACCTAATCCTTGACTAGCTAATCCTTGCATTTGATTGTATCTCTGATTTAAAAAAGAAAGCTTTTCTTGATATGCATCTTGCCTATCTTTTTGTATTGCCATCTGGCTCTGAGCCATCATTCCTCTAGCTTGTTGAGCGGCACCTAGATTTCTTTGTCTAGCAGCCTCGTCTTGCAAAGCCATTTGATTTGCAGAATCTTGTTGACCTCTAACTAAACTTGTTACGCCAGATGTAAGTCCACCTCTACCTGCCTTTGTTAAAGCAGATATGCCTGTAGACATTCCCTGAGCAGCACTTGTTTGAGCTAGATTCTTGGCAGCGTCGGATATTCCCATGCCTTCTCTAGACTCTGCTGTTGCAGTTAGCTTAGATAATGCTGCAGGAGTTGATAATCCAGGCCTATTAGCCATCTCTCCTTCTATATTTTTTCTTACTTTTTTAGCTGCAATACCGCCATATATTGCTGTACCTAAGCCTATTCCTGTTCCTATTAGTGCTCCTACTGCTGCCATAATTATCTATTTTGTATTAACAAGTTTAATTCTACTAAATGCAAATTTACTTTATTTTGCGGTGATTTTGCTGATAGTTTTACCTTAATCCAATCCCCTTTCAACACGTCTCCATTAATCAATCCTCCAGGACTATTTGAATCCCTTAGCATTGTTGCGTGTTTCTTATCCTCTACGTTATTAAAATCTGATTCTATTAAGCTACTATCTTGACCTATAGATGTACTAGATACTACTTCCCAACTGCCATCTCCTAAGTAAGTTAATGCATTGAATCTCTTTTTAGCATCTCTTGAAGAGTTGAATACGCATTGTATATAACATCCTCCTGAAACTCCATAGAACCTAGCTCTTGAACCTGCAGTAACCACATCATGTAAATACGCTTTACCTGATTTCATGCTATAGAATCCTCCATTAGAAAATGCCATAGATTCAGGGTAGTAGCTATAGAAACTAACAAATGAATTAGATTGCTCATTAAAAGAAAGAGTATATGTATCTGTAATAGCTAAATCAGGTTCTATATTAGCCACAGCCTGAAGGTGTACTATATAGTTATTATTTAATTTATCGTATGCTCCAAATATAACATCTTTGTATCCAAACTTGTAGTATTTAGATAGTTTACTAACAGCCCAATCGTCTAGCTTATAAGTTTTACTTAATGCGGTAATACCATCTAGGCTAACTCTTACTATAGCCCCATTTACTGTATCTGTAAAATAATCAACAAAAGAAGATGATGCTAAAGAGCATGGCTGATTTCCTATTCCGTAGTTACCTGCATAATACTGAATTTTATTCAAAATCTTATCACTTTGAGCTATTAGACTAGAGCCTGATGTATCCTGAATTAATGATTGGAATATAGGAACAGTTCCTGTATTCCTTTGTTGGAACACTCTAAGTGACTTATCTCTAGATTTAAATCTTTCAATGTCTCCATACTGAAGGTCATATTCATCCTGATTACTATCATAGAATCTATTTGTATCATTTATCGAACTTCCTGCTAGATAATTTTGTCCATATCTAACAAGACTTCCGTAATAACCTCTTTTAGCGGTTCTATCAAAAACAAAAGGCCTTCCATTTCCATTAAAATAAAGCCTGCTTGAATCAGATATAAGCTCTTCTGTGACAGGTATTCTATCTACATTTCTATAAACCTCAATATTAAACTCTGAGAATAAAACAACTGACTGAGCAAAAACTGTACTCTCTGCCATTAGAGAAATCTTATCTGTTTGCCTAACAGATATCACTTTATCAAATTGAACATCAACTGGAGTTCCTGGACTACCAACTGCAACAGGTGCATTAGATATATCTACAACTCCTGTTAATTCGCTTGTTGTTACAGCCAATGGAGCTAATTGAGGTACCTTCTTAATAACTAGCTTCATATATGAATTCTTAGTTCCATAAGCCCTAAATGAACCTGTAATCCTTATTTTAAGCTCTTCTGTTGTTGATTTATTAAAGAAGAAAAACCCTGCATCATTTGCATATAGAGGATAATCTCCAGAACCATATCCTCCTGATAACTGCTCTGTTTGAGAACTAACTCTATAAGCAGCATTGTCTTCGCTAGGAAGATTTATCTTCATTGTAGAATATATATGACCTGCGCTAACTGCGTGTGCATATTCTCTTAAAGAACCTTCGTATCTACCTAGTACTATCGGAAGATTCTTTCTGAATTTTGTATAACAATCTCCTGTATGAAAATTAATTTTTGCAGGAGTTACCAAGTCAGTTGATTGATTGCCATTGTTTGTATAAGCAGAATCTGTATTACCTATATGATATCTAGTTGCTAATCCTGCATCACCTATGCCTAAGCTAGGACCAAATTCATAGAAAAATGTCTTATCATCTGCTGACCTTTTCTTTTGTCTATAGATTACAACCAGGTAATTACCAAAAAACATACTTCCGTCAACTTTGAATTGAGCAGATAAATCTCCTGATAAATCAGAGTATCTTAATTTGATATATTTACCGTCTTTAGCTTTACCTCCTATTTTAGGGTTTATCTCTGTTCCTATAATCTCATAATCATACGTACCCGTAACCAATGTAGCTTTCAGGTCATTAAAATTTCCTGTTTGGTATCTTGATATAAACTTAATTCTATCTCCTTCTACAAAATCATAATTTATACCCCTATCCGAATTAAGAATCTCATTATACGTTATCATATTTTGAATTCCAACATAGGTTACTAACGCATCTGATGCGATAGTAGAATCAGAAGAACCTGTAGCTACATTATTTGTAACCCAAGTTAACTGCGTATCTATTGTTTTATTTTCACTTCTTACAACTGAATACTTAACTGCCCATGATGGAGGTCTACTAGTTATTGATAAGCTAATATAGTCTGTAAATGCTGTTGGTACTGAAACATATTCACTAGTGCTCTTATCGAACGCTTGAATAGGATATACTACTCCATTTGTTTTACCCTTTACATCAAAGTAAACTAATCCAAATGAGTAGAATGAGTTTTTAGCTAATTCGCTATAAACATTAGAGCTATCTGATAATATATTTTGATTATTTGTTCTAAATGAAGAACCGAGTAATTTAACGCCTGCTTTAGATATTGTAATCGAGTGGTTTGTAACTGCTGAAGTAGTAAAACCAAGACCTGTAGCTGCTGAACCAATTCCAGTAAGTATTGTATCTATTGTTTGAGATGTAGCGTTATAGTTAATATTAATAGCATTTCCTAATGAATCTACCATGTTTATAACATATGTGTGACCTGTAGCATTTACAGAATCTAATATAGATGTCCTATTATTTCCATCTAATGTTCCTGTTCCAGCTATTGTTAAAACAATGTCAGAAGCTATGTTTGAAGTATCCTCTCCTCTTGCTGATGCTACAAACAGAAGCCCATTGGGCTGCGTCATATAGTCTATTGAAAAAGTAGATAATGAACCTGTAACAGTTGGATTATCATACCCTTCCTTAATACCTCCATATATGATTACATTACCATTTAATAATTCTTGAGTATTAGCCTCATCTGGAACTTTATCAAATGTTAAGTCTATTTCTCTTTGGTCTAAAAATTCATAAACTCCATTATTATAGAAGTTATATTTATATATAGAATTGTCTGATAATGAAGATATTGACTTATCTATTGAATCAACCAAGAAATAATCTGAAGTAGACTCTCCCTTAGTTTCTTTTGCTGCGATTTCTATTTTCTTCACATTACTACCACCTGTAGACATGAATAATGCAATTCTTGAATTATTCTTTATTCCTTGTTGTCTTAGGTAATCAAAAGGAAGTGGAGTTATACTAGATTGAGACCATGTACTTCTCTCGTTATCATCATATACGAATCTGTATCTAAATTGGAATAATGAGTCTCTTACGTTATTTGCAGTAACAGCATTATCATGCTCATATGTGCATTTAATAGGAGATAAAGGAGGATTAACATGAACATCAATATATGTTCTATTTATTTCAGATGCAGAGTATTCATTAGCTATGAATCTAGACATCTTCATTTTAGTAGGTCTTCCAAGACTATCTACGAATAATAGAATATCATCAGCCTCTGTTTCTCCGTAAAGAATATTTACAGAGTGTATTTTATTGGCTGTGTTGAAGTTTAATATGTTTGGATAAGATGCAGTTCCTGCTTGATATATTCTAGTTGCTGCTGCAGAATCCAATGTAGACATCTTGTATATCCCATCGAGTCCTAAAGAGTTAGCATTGAATATAATCAGCTTACCTCTTAATTCGTCATTATACGCACATATACATACGTTAGTTCCTGTATTAGGGAGTAATAATGATAAGCTACCTAATTCTCTATTACCAAGTATATTTTCAGCTATGCCATTTCTGAATGTTATATTCATGGCATCAATATGATGACCTGGCTGTATTATATCTTCTGAATCTTGAAGATTTAGTATACCCTGAAACTGCTTTTTCTCTTGAGGCATTTATTATTTTTTTATCCTTTAACAACCAATTTCTGTCCTGCTCTTATAGTACTATTAGCTTCCCAAAGTCTTATTGGATTTACTCTTTGTTTAGCTAGTCTTTTTTGATTATAGTAGTTACCTTTTCTGAGCTGTTTTTCTCCCATATTAACCTTTCTAGAAGATGCAAGAAACTCTATATCTTTCCATGCCAAAAATGCAATAGTAGCTTCTACTATTTGAATTGGTATTTTAAAATCCTGGTCGTTAGATGCATCTGACAGATATTCTAATATGATATAATCATAAGAAAAGCTATTGTCTAGGTATATTAAACCTTGCTCTTCATCTATATTAAATTGTCCTGCATCGTTTAGCATAGAGCCATTGCCAAATAAGTTTACATATCCAGCTCCGCTATAGTAGTTAACATAACTCCAATACCTGCTATCATAAAGATTTCCTATTCTACCATCTGTATTATTGCTAGTTCTGTCTGCATCTGATATTTTATAAGCAGACTTGTTTGCGTTTCTTTTCAATGTAGCAACTTCTCCGTCTGCATTGAGTACCCCTATCTTAGTATATGCTAAATAATCTGCAGGTAATTCAACAGTCATATTTGGCTTTACTGCCAACTTTTCTGTTTTTGGAGTGTAATACACATCCATACCCAATTCATTTACGCCTCTAATTCCTATTGCCCAAAGTCTTCTAAACTCTGCGCTAGTTAAATGAGCTTGGTCTATATAATTGTATATAACCTCTGCTAACGGAACCCATTGTGCTGTTGCTTTACTCATAATTTATTATGCTTTATCAACACCATCATTAGCGAAATCCTGAGGTGTTTGTTTTTTAATTCTTAATTGATTAATAATCCATTCCATAGCTGCTGCTACATAATCCTCTGGTATATCATCAACTTTAGGACTTACCATTCTTACGATAGGTGATTTTCCTATTAAGTTAATGTAACTCTTCATATATAATCTCTTACCTTCAGGCCAGAAGAATATCTTACTTGGAGGTGTTGGTAATTGGTCCATATAATCAAGTTCTTTTACAGATACTTGTATTGGAGCTTTAGCTAATCCTGAACTAACAGGGAAAGTCAATGTTGCTATATTGTATCCTCTTTTTGATGCCAATGGAACTTGAGGTAAATCAAAATAATAGTAACCAGTATCATTATCCTTAGCTATAGTAAATCCCTTAAATGTAGAATAAAATACATCTCCAATAGTCTCAATACCATCTAATTCAATAGCCTCTCTATAGTTTATTGTAATAGCTCTACCAACTGCAGCATCTACATACAAATCAACCTCTTCTGATGTTAATTCTGCATCAGAACTAGGAACACCATTATAATAGTTCCTTCTTATTAATTCTATAAATTGAATTCTATTCATGCGTTATTCTCCTTTAGCTTTAACTTGATTTGCAGCTTGTATTAATAATTGGTCATTTATGCTTACACCAATTAAACCAACAGCTCTCATTATTATTTTATTCAAATCTGCATCATTCCACTCAGACTGAACACTAGAACCTGCATCATATACAGGTCTTCCACCTACTGTTGTATATCCCCAAACAGGGCTATTTGGAAGTCTTAGATATGTAATACTAGCTGACGTTAGAGATGATGGATAAAATTTATAATTAGTTCCAACCTCATTAAAGCAAGGCTTTGTTAAGGTAGGAGCATCTATTGAGCTATTTAATTTACTAGCTAATTTTGAATGGTCTACTCTTAATATATCCACATTAGCCGTTGTTCTCATAGATATAGCCTTAAATAGATTTGTGGGAACAGGAACACTTCCTGAAGATATTGTTAATGTAGATACTTGTATAAACGGAGCTAGTGCCTCATTTATATTATTACCCATTCCTAATCCTACTCTTGATATAGGTCTTCCAGGTTGAAAATCTTCAACACCTCCTGAAAGCATATCAAAATAAGACCTTTCTGCCATAGGGAATATCCTATTGAACTCTTCCGGAGATACGCCTGTTCCTTGATACTTATCTACTAGATAGCTTACAATTTTAAAGCAGTCATTTATATTCACGTGTCAAATTTGTACAAAGTTAAGCATATAAAAAGAAACCCCTCCAACTAAGAATAGTAGAGGGGTAAACCAAAAGCAAATGAAACAAAAACCTATTTTAAGATAACTCTTTCAATTTGTTATAGAACTCTGCTCCCTTTTCTGTAAGGGCAAATTCTGATAGGAATTTAGCTGCATCTGCTCCGTCAGGAATCTGTGCAATAAGGAGCTTTGTTTGTCTCCAATGTGCCTGACCCTTGATATGTGCAATAGTAATAAGGTTATTCTCCATAGCCTTAGTTACCATGTACTTAGCTTTTACTACAGGATTATTTACAGTCTTTAAGAATAAATCAGGATTGTTCTGTGCTTTAGTCACATAATCAGACCTAATTGCACTTTCTGACCTTGGCTCTCCTGTTTCATAACTGAACTTAACATTCAAGAATTTAGCATGTGCTAACATCTCTTCTTCGCTAGCATTCATTGCAACCTTCATTGCTTCTAGCTTGTTTTCAGATTTCTTAAGTTGTTCTTCTTCTGCTTCCTCATAATTAATCATTGTGTAGGTTGCAGGAGCAAACTTGTCCATTTTATTCTTCTTCTTGTCGTATTGGTCATTCTTTAATAAGAACTCTACCAATGTAGGCTTTGTAGAAGGAACTCTTAGGAAACCATCTTTAAACTGAATGTTAGGTCTTCTGTTTTGAATGCTCTCAGGTAAAGAGTCTTGCTCATCTTGCCAGATAGTAGAAATACCCTCAAGGTATCTTGTAGCTCTTTCTCTGCCTGTTTCCTCATCAAACACTACACTTTTATTTCTAAGTGAGAATGTTGGAGGGAATGATAAGGTTCCGTCTTGATTTCTGAAATTTACTAACAACTGGAATACATACTCCGAAGGTTGTCTTTTTTTCTTAACCTCTTGTTTAACAACAGGCTGCTCTACTTCGATGATTTCACCATCTTCAGATAGAATACTTTTAGCTTTTGCCATTTTATTTCTTTTGTTTTAGCAAAGGTATGTATTTTGTACTATATACCTTGCTCTTGGTATATCTTGAGTAGACTGTCAGGTAGAATAGAGTAGTCTTTCATGAATGTCTTTGGCATACTATCTATCAATACTTTATTCCTATATGGGCTATTTTTTGGAGCACTCCATCTTCTAATATCAAGTATATAATTATAGAAGTATATGTAAGCATTAGCCCCTCTTATATACTCATCTATATCTATAGGAAGATTATACTTCTTTATCATTTTAACGGCCCTTTTTTCGGCATCAACCTCAAGGTCTCTACATATTGCTATATGCTTTTTAATATCTCTAATTTGCTTTCCATCTATCCATTCGTGCATTGCTGAATGAGAGTTCTTTCTTGTAGCTAAATCCCATATATCACTATTTTCTGCCCACTGATGAAAATGCGAGAATTCATGAGCCAATAATGCTAACCCTTTATCGTGCTTTATACTACATACTAATTCTCTGTCTTCTCCGTCAAACCAACCTCCGCATTTGAATCCGCCTAGCTTTACGTATGATACGTCTCTTATACTACACTTTACCCCATACAGCTTACAAGTAGTTATCACTTCTTCTATGAAATTTATACTATTCTTATCCTTAAACTTGCTTAACACTTTTCTCATAGCTACTATTTTAGCAAATTTATGAACAAAAAAAGGGCCCTAGAATTAACTAGAGCCCTTATATTTAACCTATTGATTAGTAATCAATTATGGCTTCACAACTACGAATTGGTTAGCTGCGAATGTACGAAGACCTGCAGAGCAAGCGTGGCTGATAACTAAGTTCAACTTATCAGAAGTTGGAACTTTAGCAAGACCACCAGTTTCCCATACTTTCAACTCTTTACCTGGCTCAATTTCGTTGTAAACAACTTGTAAGCTAGGGATGTTGTCGCCTGTACGAGCATCTCTGTTAGATTTCATAGGAGCCAAGATACCGAAGTTCTTGTACTTCTCTGTAGCAGGAGCTACACCGTATACAGCTTCAGCATTGAATCCTAAGAACTTCTTAAGGTGGTAAGTAATACCATCAATCTTGATGCTATCAAAACCATACTTAACAGCTACTTCATTGCTACCACCTACTGCAGCCCACTGGATTGCACCATTTTGGTATTTAGCGAATAAAGCATCGTCAATCTTGCTACGTAAGTAGCTATCCATCAAGAAGTGATACTCAGAAGCACCACCGTTGAAGTCTACTAAACGGCTGATTGAGTGGAAATCTTCGATATCGAATACGCTATCAGAATTCCACTGATGAGTTTGACCACGAGACTCGATAGTAGGGATAAGACCCGCAGTACCGTTGTCACCTGCACGGCTGTTAGTTGCTTGAACACCGAAAAGTAAAGTAAACTCTTTGTTGTTTAAGAAACGATTAACCGCTTCTTTAGCACCTTTACGAGTATATTTCGCTTCGCCATCAAAGCTAACCCAAAGCTCTTGCATCATAGCCTTGTCAGTGATTTCGAAATCTTCACGAATCATAGTAGTCGTGTTAGTGTAACGATTCACTAATTCTGTTTGAGAATCAACTTTAGTTGAAGCCTCACCAGCAAGAGATGCGCCACGGCCTAATAACCAGCTACCTGAAGGTAAGTTAGTTGAGTTAAGAACGTAAGTGCTTTGTAAAGGAACAACTGTCATAGTGTGAGCACCTGCAGTCGCTTTGTTTACAGCTACGCATTTTACTAAAATACCTGTTGCTGCGATTTCATAAACTTCACCTACACGGATTGGAGACTCAGCACCAGAAGTGTTAGGGAAGTGAGAGGCTGCAGTAATGGTGATTGTAACACCTTCACCTGCTTCAATAGTAGTATCTGCATCAGAATAAGCTGCAGTTTCTGCTGGAGCACCTGTAGTTTGTACAGCGAAATGACGCTTACCACGACTTTCAAAGTGACCGAATTCTGTAGCTTGTACTACTTGTTTGTTACCCAACATCTCTAGGATTTGAGTGTAAGATTGAGCACCGTAAGACTCAATAAATTGGTCATAGTTCTGAGGCTTCAATAAAGACAATGCGGTAACGAACGCTTGCGATACTGCTCCACCTTGAGGAACTACTCCACCTGGTTGTAATGTTGCCATTTTAAAATTATTTTATTTATTAAAAATTAAAGATTTTTTGAGATGCACTTCTCACTTCATCATTCGCTGAAGGGTTAGCTCCAATACTAGGCTTAGATGATAAGTCTATTCCTTTTATTGATTTTAACCAATCTAACTTAGCTTTAGATACAGCCTGTGTGACAAGAGAGTTAATAATCTTATCTCTGTTTTGCAAGAAGTATTTATCTTCTGCAATCTGTCTGGTATCATACTGGTCATCCTTGACGTATCTGTTACCAAAATAGTCAACAAGGTCAAAATCATTTAATTCCTGCTTTAATGCAGCTTTATCCTCATCAGGGATAGCGAATTTTGCGTCAATAGAGACTTCCTCGTCTTTGTACTTGACTTCAAATCCATTAAACTCATTTAATCCCTTATCAACTTGTGATAGGTATCTTTCTCTCTCAGCTTTATTAGTCTGTTCTGACTTAGTTTGCTCAGATTGAATATATTGATTTACATACTCCTTTGGGTCTACTACCGAAGCAAACTCTTTTGCCTTCGATAGAATGTCAGGGAAGCTAATTTCTTTCTTATATGAAGAAAGTGTCTCTTTAGCAACTCTAGCATCTTTTTTTAGTTCTCTTTCTATTCGCTTAGATTCCTTTTCTACCTTTTTATTGTAGGCAGACAATTCGTCTTCACTCATATATTCTGTATCCTCTTTTGGAACACCGTACCTAGAGTCAAACTCCTCATAAATTTCTTCAGGGGTTAAATCAGGGTACTGATATGCAAGAGCCATCATAACTGCATCTGAGTCATTCATTTCTGATAGATTAGATAACAGCTTTTGCTCATAAAGCATATCGGATACTGAAGCGTAATCTCCACTTATGAGACTTTCATAAATAGTTTTAGATTCTTCATTATCCCATTCAAAATCAAAAGACTTAGGTTCAAATTCAAACGAACTTCCTGAATCTCCTTCTGTGCTACTAGAGCCTTCTTGACTATTAGAAGATTGACCTTCTAATGATTGTCCTTCAGTTGATGTAGTTTGGTTTCCTTCCCCTTCGCCTTGCGATTGGTCTTGTGATGAGCCTTCAGTTGATTGACTATCACTTGCAGCTCCTTCTTGAGAATCTGCTATGATAGGCTCACTAGAATAGCCATCAATGTCAAAGATGTTTTTATCCATGTTACTTTTGTTTTAGCAAAGGTATAACTATTCAGCCATTCCTTCATCTGATTGCTCCTGCTCTTGACCCATTTCTTCTCACTGCATTTCTTCTCCTTGCATTTCTTGAGATTGAGCTTGCTGCATCTGTTGCATTTGTTGCTGCTGAATAGCTTGTTCTTTGGCTTGTTTTTTAGCCATATAAGAATCAACAATCATTCTTAATTCAGGACTTAATGTAGTTCCTGTTTCAAATGATTTAAGTAGTATACTTTGAACAAACTCTTGCTCTGCCATTTCAGCTTTCATAGACATTTCAATCTGTATAAGACTAGCCTTAGATTGAGATTGAATTTGCTGCAACTGAGCATCAGATTCTCCCTTAGCCTGAATAGACTTTTGTTGAGCCTCTGCATTCATTTGAGAGTTTTGTTGAGCTATTTCCATTTGCTCTTTTTGCCTTCTCTTTTTAGACTTAGTAAGATACATTTCAGCTAGCTTAACATTCTCTATATGTCTAATTTTAAAAGCATCTTCAAATTCTATCTGTTGCGCAGATAATGCAGTCTGAATAATAGATTCTAAATACTGTCTATCCTTTTCGTCTGGTAGAACTTGAATCTTTACATCAAATTTCTTATCTTTAACAGATTCCCCCATATGCTCCCTATACTGCTGACCACCATACATTGTAGCATCATATATAAGCAAACTAGCTTTAAATGCTGTTTGGTTAAATATCGATAAGTATCCTTCGTATATAAAATCAGTTGCGTTATTAGATACGGCCATTTGAGCCTGAGCTACACCAACGCCCATTCTTGGGTTTAATGAAGCACCTTCTGCCACCTCATTCAATCCTATCTCAGCCCTAAGTCTATCTAAATAGAAATTATAAGTAGCTTGTAATTGTTGTAATTGAGCAGCACCTCCGCTATTTGGAAGCTCTTGGAATGGAAGACCATTTGACCTTTCTCCTTCTTCATTCTTGCTCTTATAGTACAATACGCCTGTTTGGTCATATACAGCCTGAGCATCTAATGGTGTAGAGCTCTTACCTTGACCCAAGTCCATATCTGTTAAAGCATCTACGTCAACAGCTACTCCTGGAGGTCTCATCTTAGCAACTAATTGCTGAATCTTTAAGTGAGCTAATGTCATCTGACGAATAGAAGTTTCCATTCTTTCAGGTATTGGCATGTTCTCTAAATCAAGATTCTCATACATGTAAAGAGAGTAGCTGAAATAAGCATCTGCCATTTCTTTAACAACAGAAGGTTTAATCATATTCTTTTGAATACCCCACTCTAACATCTTATCCATTCCTATTACATATACGCCATGATATATAACGAACATGTCCTTGGTAATCAATTCTTTATTTTCTGAAACCTTTGTAGGTCTTTTATCTTTTCTCTCTACTATTAGGTTACCAAACTTATTAGTTTTAGCTTGATACATTAAAGAATCGATAGTTCTAATCTCAAAATCTATAACCTCAACAGCCCAGTCGTCATATGGTCTATATGAATCATATCTATATCTTTCTTGCCAACCTAAAGAAGAGTTTCTATTCTTTCCGCTTTTAGCTAGTTTGAATAAATCATCTTCGCTCATATCAGGATACTCATTTCTAATTTCTACAATCTTTTTAGAAATAACTTCTCCTATGAAAGAAAGGTCTCTAAAGTCATCGTATTCTGAATATGAATAAATCATATTTTCAGGTATAACCCTCTTAATCTTCACTTGGCCATTAGTAGCAACATATGTCTTAGTTCCAGCTATACCAACTTCAATTAAATCTTCAAGTACCTTTCTTTTAATTACTGGCCATGTATTTTGATGCAAAACAAAGCTAACACCTTGCTCAAACATAATCTCTTCTGGAGTTTGGTAGTCAGAGAAGAATAATTCTAACTCATCTTCATCTTCAGGAGTAAACCCTTTAGGCATTAACTCCATTTGGAACTGCTGCTCTAATTGAGCAACTTCAGGTCCTTGATTCATTCTGAACTCAGCATTCTCTCTTTCTATCTTCTTTCTTTCTGTAGAAATAGGGTCTACGGCAGATGCTCTAACCTTCTCTTCTCTCTTCATGAACCCACCTATCATTACCTGTATAAACTTAGGAGCAATAGCCGGAGCCTTCATATCTAGATTAACAAAGGCCTCTTTACCATCAATATTTAGATAGTCTAGGTATTCTTTCATTGGCTGACGGCCACGAGAGAAAGACCTGTTCTTTATGAACTTCTTATTTCTTCTAGAGAAGAATCCCTCATTAAATGCCTTTTCTAATATCTTTGCAACCTTGAGTCCTTCAGAGGCCTCACGCTTCAATGCGCCATTAGCTAAATGGAAGTTTAGAATCTTTTTATCATCTAAGTTCATTAAAATGTATTTGTGCAAAGTTAAAGGTTTAGTTTATAAGATTTTATAGGCACTTTGCGAACCTTAATCTCTTCTTTTCTCATTTCTATAGAAACCCCTGCTAATAAAGAAATCATAAAAGCAACAGTCCTATCGAAAGGCGTTCTATTCTCATGGTCATAGTTTAGTAATTCCTCTAGTAATTCCCTATAGAATATCTTATGACAATGACTTTCAATATAGTTGATACATGTCTCTAATTGCCTAGCCAAGGCAAAAGGGTCTCTAGAAGCTACTCCGTATGTTACATTTCCTGTCCTCTTCTTATTCCTGTCTATAGCTGCTTGAGGTGTTTTAGATAGATACTCGGAGTATCCTCTATCCCTGAAATAGTCAACATAGTCATCTCCTACGTCATTCTCATAATTCGCTTTCATTCCCCATAAAACACAAGCCTTGAGCATTTCCTCGTGAAGCATTGATTTTTGCCTTGGTCTTCCATAAAACTCTGCAACAGCCATTCCTGTATTTTCTGGGTCATTTGGGTCTAGTCTCTTAAATATATAAGCCGCTGCCATAGAACCCTTCCCTGATATTATCGTAGAACGATACGGGTCAATACCATTACAGAATATGTGCGTATTTGCCGGAATCCTCCTATCATCTAGTTTCTTGTTCTGAAGTTCCTTTTCAGGTATCTCATAAACAGACCACATACCTTCTTTGTCATCTGACCAATCCACAACTCCTTCTGACTTCCAATACAATCTTATTCTTCTCGGAATAACTCTATCATGTTCTATTCTTTCTATTTGATTATATATTTTCTCAGAATTAAAGTAGCATCTCTTTTGGTCAATCATGAACGCTTCTTCTTCTGTGAATGGGTTCATTCTTATCTCTTCCGCTAATAATGTAGGGTCAGATATTAATGACCTTTGTCTCATTAAGAAATCTTTGGCTCCGCAATCTATATTCATGCCTAGCTTTTCCTTGATGTACTTTTTTTGCTCAGGTGTAGGATTTTCTATTATTGATTTGCCGTATCTATCTATAAAACCTTCATATCCATCATAAGCAGGACAAAAGTATCTATAAAGACCAGTAGCCGTATACTCATTTTCAAAGTGATTGGATTCGTCAAATAGTTTCTTATATGGTTCACCACCAGATTTAGAATCATTGGCAGTAGACGGCATTAGACAGAAGCCTACTCTAAACGCACCCTTCCCAAGGGTCTTCTTAACGATAGGCCAATACTGATTAATAGGAACTTCTGCCGGATACTTACCACCCTCATCTACTAGTAGAGCAGTCACCCTTCCTGAGTCATAAGAGTTAAGTGCAGTATTCTTCCAATTTATCTTTGATTCAATACCAATGTCATCATCAAACATTTGACCCTTCTCTCTTACTTTTATCTTTCTGCTTTTCTTTTCCCTAAACACAAGTTCGGTCTTTGTGTCTTCATCTTCAGCTCTTGGTTTAAGATAAACAGGAAGGCTCCTATATCCGTTCATTACCATGTAGATAAATGCGTCACTCGCATCTTTACCTGTTTTAGAAACTATACCACAGAATGACTTCTTCTTAGTGATTGACTTCCATACAAGATAACAAGTAGCTTGTGATGTAGCACCCTCTCTACGCTTCTTTATTCTGACAATGCCAAAGCAGTGATTTAATGTTTCGCAGTGGTCTTGATAGTAAAACCATCTCCTATCTACCTCTCTGTAATCAGGCTTACTTCCATCTTCTAGTGTCCAATAGTTTAAGTAGAAATAATGAAGTCCTGTTATATATGTAGGCTCTCCATTATTGAAAAACCAATAACCTTCATTTATTCTATTGATTTCCTTTACAATAAAATCCTCTTGTTGTTCGTTATATATGGCGTTACCATTATCATCAAACTCCACATCTCTTAAATAGTCGGGTAATTTCGTTATCCTAAAGTACTGTTCCTCTTTATCCAATTCGCTATTACCTATTTCTATTAGTTTAGGCTTTTCATGTAGTTCGTATTTTATGCCATATATCTCTTCTATCATACGTTCTTTTTCATATACTTAATAAAAGAGTTTGCAGTCTTTGTACCAAGAGGTGTTATAAAGTATGTTTTAGCGTTCTCTATGTTCTTATGTTTTCCGATGTAATTATTCTCCATAGCGTATCTGATAAATATAAAATAAGAGTTGCTATTAGCTATTCCGTCTTTCATATAATCCGAATAACAGAATCTCTCATAGCAAGATGCCCATATTAATATTCCCATGTTATATATACTTACACCTGTCGCTTTCTCTAAGTTACGAGTAAACAGCATATACCTGGAAATAGTCTTTGCGTCATGCGTAACATTAACAGGAGCGAATTTCTTTATCCTAGCCTCCTTCCTGTATCCTGCACTTCTTTCTACCAATCTCTTTTGGTCTAGTTTTAATAGACTTAACTTTTTAGAAAGCTCAGAAGATTTAGCCTTGAAGTGCTCTAATCTATTGAGCAAATCTTTCGATGATGGATTTGCTTTTTTTAATGTCTTCTTCTTTGTTTCCTGTAAGTCCATTATCTATTCTTAGTTTTTTTAGAACATCGTTAATGTCACCTATTGAGCTAAACAGCTTCATGATTCTCTCCCATGTTCCATCGTCTTTGTTATCTAGGCTTATTTGAGATAAGTCAGTTGCGTCTAATAGTTTATTAATCTCCATTAGCTTCTTTTGAAGCTGATAATAAGAACCAATGATATGGTCTTTTTCTATAATCTCTATTATCTCTTTTAAACTATCCTTATCACTTTTCATAGATTGCATACTTTGTTTTATCAAACTTCTCTATTGCTACAACATCTCTAACCTTTACTCTTATTAGATATTCTAATCTTCCGTTATTATTGTATGGAAGTTCATAGTCAGACATAGTATAACAGATTGCTATATCTCCTTCTTTGATGTCTTCGTTAACACCTATCTCTTTAACTAGGAACTTATTATGAATATGCTTCTTCTCAGTATGTTCAGTATAGATGATAGATTTTTCCTTTACCTCTTCTAGCCTGTCTACTAAAAAGTATCCATCAAAAGGATGAGGCACTCCCTCTATTACATAAGCATATACTTGAGCCGCATCAATAGAGTATATATCATACTTCCCGTATTTAACAGGAAGGCAAGTTTCTTTGATACAAGCGTTGTGATTTATTACAATCATAGTTCCGCTCTTTACATTCTCATAATCATGCATAATGATTCCGAATGTATTTTGAGACATCTTACCATCCCAATCAAACTGACGTTCAACTTGAATAGATGTTCCGTCTGCTAGTTTATGTTCCTTCTTCTCATCGTAGTTGACACCTACGAGTACCTTACCCCTCAGTGGTTTCAGGCTCTGTAGCGTAATCTTCTCTGAGTCCATATTGTAGATTTAATTGGTTAAAATATTTCTTTGCTGCTGATTTTGAAACTTTGGCGTGCTTTCTAAAAATGGCAATAGTTTGCTCTCTCCAATCCTCGAACTGCTCTTTGGATTTAAATGTATAATAATGAAACCAATGCTTCCCTTCTATTATTGGATTTTGTGAGATATGTAACATGCTTACACCGTATGGCTTAAGCATATACTCTATAGAGGCAATAACAGCCTCATTTAATTTATCTTGCTTCATACTTTGATTTATAGCAAAGATATGAATATATTTACTTGAAACGCTCTCCTTTACCAGAAGTTTTACCTTCTCTATAAACTTTAGAGCCCTTAGACCATAGGTCGTGGAATGCCCACCAACCTGCTGTTAACTTAGATGAGTTAGCTTCTTTAGCGTGTCGCTTTCTATATTGTTGTCTAGCCTCGTCTGAATAGTTTGAAGAATAACCCTTAGCGCCATATCTAACAAGTTTAACCTTGTCGCCTTCTTTAGCTAGTACCATTCTCTTATGTGTGCTATCATCAGACGGCTTTGGCTTATTGAATTCTGAGAATCCGTATCTTTTCTTTATTCTAGCTAAGTCTATCATCTTCCTTGTCCTTTATATCGCTTTGGTTTAGGTGAATGCTTATTGTAAGATTTCTTGGCAGAACCTCCTTTTCTCTTCCCAAAACTAGTTTTTATGCTATCGCCTTTTACCTTCGCCATTTGTTAAAGTTTGTTAAAGTTACTATTTATTTCAAATTCATTGTTTAATATTGCTATATAAGCTATTTATAAAACTAAAAACTATTTACAATGTCACAAGAAATCGTAGGATTCCTCCCTTTTCAACAAGAAATAGTAGATGAGCTATTTTGGATATGTGTCGATATAATGACTTATATCGGAGATATAACAGGACTGACTTATAATGAAATAAATGTCCTAGTATTCTGCTTCATATGGCCAGCTCACACTCTTTACTTATTTTTTCTTTCCTATAGGTCCAGAAGACTTCTTCTTAAGCAATCCGGCAAATCCACCAGTAGAACTAGAGCTTTGTTTCCCATCCTCTATAGGTTGTTCAGGGCCTTGAGATTCAGATTTTAATTTATTAAAAATATCTTCAAAATCTTTACCAATAGGTTTACCTGTTTGCTTATCAAAGTATATTCTTCCATATACTCTTGGAGCGCTTGTTATTCCCATTTTTTCTGGAATACCTGTAACTACTTTATCTATTCCCTTTACTACAACATCAGGAACCCAGCTTGGCATTGCAGATGATGCCCCTGCTAAAGGATTTATATCCCATTTATCATAGTAGCTTATGTATGGTCCCTTTGCATCCTCTCCTATACTAATAGTTCCTTCTCCTAAAGAGCGTATAGTTCCAGTGTAACCTATTTTTTTACCAGATGCATCTTTTGCTTCCGTAAAAAATCCACCTTTTTCAATACCTAAAGCATTTTCTAAATCTTGCTTACTTTTTACAGGCTTATTGAACTTCCCTTCCATTACACCGTTTCTTATTAAACTCCCAAATAATTCTTTTTCAACACCTGGTAGTTTGTAATATTGAGTTCCTTCTTCTGCACCTATTGTTGGTTTATACTCAGACTTAACAACAGTTCCAAATCTTTGAGGCTTACCTGCCCACATATTAACTAAATCTAGTCTTTCTTTATTTTCGTCTACGTCTTTATTTGCGCTTACATAATTTTCGGTAGCCATTCTGTATGGACTCATTTCATTTAATACTCCTGCTTTAGTAAACTTCTTCGCTGATGCTATAGTGTTTTCTATATCTTGCATAGTTTTACTCTTAGCGGTAGACCTACCATCAGTGTAACCCCTTGGTTCTATATTGCTAGCTATATTACTAGTAATTTGTTTTCCTATTTTTTTAATGGTAGTATAAGCTCCACCTGGAGATGGTAAGAATGCACCACCTTCAAAAAGTTGTCTTAATAAAGAAGGATTTCCTTTAGTATTTGAAGTTTGGTCAGGCATATATTAATTTTTAAATCTGCTCATAAATGCTTTCTGCATAGCACCCTCAAACTTCATGCTATTATCTTTTCCTCCCATTTCAGTTTTCTGAGGGCCTCTCTTCTTTATAACCTCCATAACTCTTTTAATATTTACGCTAGGGGTCTTATCACCTTTCTTTTTCATCATGGCATCTCTTTCTTCCTGCATTGCTGCTTCGAAATTAGATTGTAAACTAGGCTTACCCATTTCACCAACTTTACCTTGGTCAGGGTTCTTTTTCTTTTCTTGCATATCAATTATTTTTTACCTTTTACGGCCATTTGGGTCATTTTTTTCTGACCATACTTTTTAATACCAGCTTTAGCTGCAACAGCAGCGCCAATAGCTTTTGCCTTAGCAGCTGGCACACCTTTCTTTGCATATGCTGATGCAACACTCTTTTGCATTGCAGCAAACTTTGCTCCTGAACCTAATTTAGCTTTTGCCATATTTATCTTTTTTTACCTTTATGTAATCCGTGATTCGCGAATTGCTTACCTGCTTTAGTTGCTGCTCTTTTTGTAGCATTGGCTGCTGCAAGTTTCCTTCTACCTTCATCAGTACTCTTCAACTTAGCTATTGTCTTTGCCGGAGCATAGACCTCTCCTGTTTTGCTAGATGGCTTTCCTGACGCTGTAGTCCATTTCTGATTAGTCCACCTATCTAAACTTTGTTGTGTTTCCTTCTTTGCCATACTACTTATATCCTCCTCCTTTAGCTTTATACTCCTTGGCTAACATTTGAGCTTTTCTTGCAGACCACTGACCAGCGTTACCGCCTTTAGTGCCTGCTTTGATTTTCTCAAACAATACCTTTCTCATAGTAGGCTTAGTATAATTTCCTGCTTTGTTTACAGTACTTTTCATTTTACTTCTTCTTCATTGGTTTTTTAGCCACTGATTTCTTTTCCATCATCTTTTCCTTCTTCTCTACTTTCTTACCTTCTTTCTTCTCGTGCATCATTTTAGCACCTTTAGAAGCGTACATTTCTTTACCACCGTATTCTTTAATCATCTTTGCCATTGTATTTGTTTTTAGTTGTTTAAAATGAGACACAAAGATACACTTTAAATCATTTTGTGATTTTCTATTAATTTAAGTCTGCTGCCATTAAACATAATATCAGGATTCAACCAATACTCTAAAGTTGAGCCCATCTTTCTAGCGATGATATTAGCCTCAATAAGACCATTAATCGCAAGTCTGAATGTTGGCTCAGACATGTTACCTAAAACAGCCGTAATATCATCCTTATTGAGAAATACATAGTCTCTCATAGGTCGTACTCTAGAGCATATGTAAAAGAATATTCTCATGCTTTGGTACGGAAGATTCATCAAGACATCTGATTTGTCCTGGAACAGTTTTATGTATATCTTTGAATCGTGAAGCACCTTTTTATTTTTAGGAAGCTTCTTCATAGAGTAGAGTTCTCCTGT